ATGAGCGTTTCCCGCGACCTGATCCAGATCACCCTGCTCTCGCTCAAGGCCCATCCCGACGATTGGACCTTCGACCGCTTCAAGGCGATGAATGCCAAGCTCGACATCGAGGTCTGGATTGCCAACAGCTACTACGGGCTGAAAATCCGCGGACCGGGCATCGGGACGGGCGAGGAGTCGGCACTCTTTACCGGCTGGCTCACGCCCTGGCGGCGACGGGTGATGAAGGCCGTCCGCGAGGCGGCGGGCCACGACCTTCGCCGGCGGTTTGCCGAGGTCTACCCCGCAGAAGCCAAGCGGTTGCCTCCCCTCCCCGCCCTCCCCCGCTCGGAGGCGTGCTGAAATGCGTGTCCTCGTATGCGGCGGCAGGGACTATCGCGACAAAGCCCACGTCTTCGCGACCCTGGATAGGCTCGCTGCCGAGCCGGGCATTGATTGGGTCATTCAGGGTGGGGCGACCGGGGCGGATCAGATGGCCCGCGAATGGTGCCACATCCGCCGCATCGGCTATCTCAACTTCCCCGCCGACTGGAAACAGCACGGTCGCGCCGCCGGCCCTCTCCGCAACGCCACCATGATTGCCGAGGGCAGGCCCGATCTGGTCCTGGCCTTCCCCGGAGGCCGGGGCACCGCCGACATGACCCGCAAGGCTGAAGCCGCTGGGATCAACGTCGTTCGCGTCGCCCCTTTTGTGTCGGAGACCCAGCCATGACCCCAACCGAAACCCGCGCCCGCGCCCTCTGCTACGCCCAGTGCGAGCAGGCAGGACACCCGCGCGATGGAGCACGCCGATGAGCGACATCAAACTCACGCCGCGCGAGAGACAGGTGTTCGAGGCCCTGTCGCCTACCTTTGCGCGAAACTCACGCGAGATCGCCAAGCTGGCCGGCATCCGCACAAGCTCATCCAGTGAGACGGCGGCTCACTACTGCATCCGCCTCGTCGCGAAGGGACTCGCGGAGAAGCGCGGCACGGCGATGTTTCCGGAGTGGAAGCTCGCCGCTCCCCCTCCCTCTCTCTGCCAGGGAGGGGCTTGAGGCGATGAGAATTTTGGTCTGCGGCGGGCGGGACTATGACCGCTACGTCCACGTCTATGACACCCTGACCGAGCTTCAGGATGAGCGCGGGCCTTTCGATGTCGTCATCGCCGGCCGTCATCCCGGCGAGGAGCCGAACGGCGCCGACTACTGGGCCGAAAGCTGGTCCTTCATGGAGCGCATCCCGTTCTACGGCTTCCCCGCGCGATGGGGCGACCTGAGCCACCCCGACGCAGTTATCCGCAGGCGCCCTGACGGATCGCGCTACGACGCGAAGGCCGGCCCGCGCCGCAACCAACGCATGATCGACGAAGGCAAGCCTGGGCTCGCCGTTGGCTTCCCTCGCGCTAACGGAAAGTGGGGTCCGGGCACGCTGGATATGCTGCGCCGGGCTGCGGCGGCCGGGATTGAGGTGGTCCGTGTCGCCCCAGGCCCCACCCCATGACCCGCGCCACCACCGCCCACCGCGTCCTCGCAGAGGAAACCCCTCCCCTAGCTCTCCCCGTCCTTTGAGACGGAGGGGCTTGCGAATACCAACGAATACTATTGGCGTCCCAAGTCATCATCCGTATAACTCAACTCACAGCAGAGGAGAGACGGTGATGATCAAGCAGAGCCCCAAGCAAGACCCCCAGGACCACGCCGAGCCCGGCACCTGGAACGCCGAAGCCGAGCGCCGCACCAAGCGGATCATCTCCCGGATCGGCAAGACCGAGCGCCCCGCCTACCGCGGCGGCCGGGAATACGCGATGCTGCCGGAGGAGAGGGTGTAGGCCCTCCGCCCGGAGCCTGCACGCCCATCACCCCACTCCTAAGCATCCGGGCCGACTGAATAGGCGATCGCCGTCGTGGACGCGGCCTAGGGGCGGCATTCCCATTATGGCCCCGCCTCCTGGTTGGACGCTTGAGCCTCCGCTAACTGCCATCGGGCATCCAACCCGAGAGCCAATTTTCGTACCGGCTTAACTGTGAGATGGATGACCCACCCCGCCGGCCCGTGATCAGATCGGGCGGCGGGGCTGCCTCTCGTCCCCTACCTTGATGCCACGTGTGACCCGCTGGCCATGGCGCGGGTGCGGCCTGACCACTATCCCGTGCGGCCCCTCACAGCCGCCGGATCTCATGTCAGCATCACCCGCCTTCAATATCGAACCAGACACCCCGCAGGCATGGCGCAGTGCCTTCCTCGCGATGAAACCGAGCGTGGTCCCTTGTCCCGGCATGACGATCGCGAAGTGGCAAGCCATTCATGCCGCCGCGCTCGATTTCCTCGACAAGCATGCAGACGCTGCAGCGGCGCTTGGCTGGACGACGGAACAGCTCTTCGGGGTTCACCCATCGCACGGCGTGATCCGTGTCGATTTCTGCGGTGCCATGGTGCTTAGCGGCGAGATCGTCTCGAAGGTTGAGGCCAACGCTATCGCCTTCGAGAAAGTGACCTACCGTCGCGACAATCCGGGTCGGCCGGATGGCGCCGTGGCCATCTGGGCGTTCAAGGGCTGATCACGCCCGCGCCGTCGGCAACTCGGCCGCCTGTGTCGTGTGGCGCGGGATGCGTATCTCGAACTTCGCCGACCACGTCCGCTTCGCCGCGAGCCCAACCCGCGCCGGCACGACGCTCCCGCGGCCGAATCGGGCGAACTCGTGAGCGACGACTTTGTCTCGAGGCGCTGGGGCTAGTGGTCTGATCCTAACGGATGGAACCCACGCCCCGGGTCCGTTACCGACCCACCCCTGCCGTACAAGCCCTTGTCGACGCTTCCCGAAAGCAGCCACTCGTCGGGCGTGAGGCAACTTCGGTTCGGGGTGACAGCCGGACTCTGGCGGCCCGTCCCGAAGCAGACGTTCCACCCCCGACCCAGCTACACCATACCAAGGGGTCTATCATCCTAGCGAGCAGTCGGGTGACCGCATCATCGCGCTTACCCAACCGCATGGTCGAGGCTGCCCCCGCCCCTGTTAAGTTGCTGCGCGCATCGGACCATTCATGAGGCTTGAGCGTTCAGCCTCCCATGAAGGACGATGATCACACCCGTTTACCTCCTGGGTCCCAGGGCGAGGCGACCGGCATTCCGTCCGAGGGCGCCATGGACCAGGGCGCCTCGGAGCCACTGGGCAGCTCGGGCATGCACCATTGGCGCCAGAGCACGATCACCAAGCCAGGCCTTGAAGATCGCGGCGACGTTTTCTTCGCGGCTATCGAGATGACCCGCATGCCAATGATCCTCGCCGACACGCGTCAGGACGACGTCCCTATTGTCTTCGCTAACAACGCCTTCCTCGACCTGACCGGCTACGAGGAGGGGGAGGTCCTGGGCCGCAACTGCCGCTTCCTTCAAGGGGCCGGGACCGACCCCGAGCACGTCCGGGTGTTGCGCGAGGCCGTCCAGAAGCGCGAGGCCGTCGCCGTTGAGATCCTGAACTACCGGCGGGACGGGACCCCGTTCTGGAACGCGGTGTTCATGGGTCCGGTCCTCAATCCCGAGGGCGAGGTCATCTACTACTTCGCAAGCCAACTCGACGTGACACAGCGACGGGAGTCGGAGCAGCAGTTCCGGCAGGCACAGAAGATGGAGTCCATCGGACAGCTTACGGCTGGCATGGCGCATGATTTCAACAACTTGCTCCACGTCGTCACCGGGAGCCTTGAGCGGCTGGGTGCGAAGCGCCACGACGACCGCGCCTTCGAGCGGTACCTCTCGGCGGCGACGATGGCGGCCGAGCGCGGGGCGAAGCTCACACAGCAATTGCTTGCCTTCGCCCGCCGAGGCCGCCTGGAGCCCAAGGGCGTCGATCTGAGCGAACTCGTGAACTCGATTGCTGAACTCCTAGAAAGCTCTGTGGGCACCAAGGCGACGCTGCACTTGAACCTCCAGCGCCGACTGCCATTGGTTAAGGTCGATCCAACCCATTTGGAGATGGCTCTCCTCAACGTCATCGTGAACGCCCGCGATGCCTCGCCCAAAGGCGGTGCAGTCACCATCACCACGCGTGAGATCCACATCGACGAGAGGGCTGCCGCGAGGAACCTGGAACCAGGTGATTACGTCCAGCTCTGTGTCTCCGACGAGGGGACCGGAATGGCGCCACACATCCAATCGCGAGCCATCGAACCGTTCTTCACCACCAAGGCCCATGGCCAGGGGACCGGCCTCGGCCTCGCAATGGCGCACGGCTTCGTGCAGCAATCCGGCGGACGTCTGGAGATTGAGAGTGCGGTCGGCCGCGGCACCACGATCCGTATGATCCTGCCGCGGGACGTGCAGCGGGATGAGCGGGCCGAGAGTACGGACGAAGTAACTGGCTATAGAACTCGGCCGCTGGATGCCTTAACGGCACCCTCCTTGATCCTCGTGGTTGACGACAGCCGTGAAGCGGTCGCGATGGCTGGCGAGACGCTGCAGGACATCGGCTACAGGGTGGTGATGGCCTACAGTGCGGAGGAGGCCATCCAGCGGTTCGACGAAGCCGCCGCGTCGGGTGACGGGTTCAAGCTCGTATTCACCGACGTCATCATGCCCGGTGGCGCCAACGGCATCACCCTGGCTGAGCAGGTACGGGAACGCGACCCGAGCGTTCCGGTGCTTCTGACCACTGGCTACAACGACGAAATGGCCATCGACGGTCCGCAGCCCGACGCGATGGATGTCCTCGGCAAGCCGTACCGGCGCAGCGAGATGATCGACCGGGTCCAGGCGGCGCTCAGGCGCGGAGCACGCACGGGTCCCGAACGCGAGACCTCGGACTTCGGGCACGCCCAGGCTTAGAACCACCCCACTCAGTTGCTCTCTCTGCTTCGCTAAGCGGCCGAGAGGCGGAACTTCTCAGGGGCTGCAATGGGGTCGTAAGCCGGCGCGGCCGCAACGTCCGGTCTCGTGCATTGATGCCTATATGCAGACCGGCAGAAAGCCACCCGTTGCGGACGTTCGGGGTGGGTACCAAGCGTCAGATTTTCATCACTAGGGTTCGATCAAAGAAAATGGTGCGCTCAAGCCCTTCAGCGGCTTTCTCGCGCCGATGCGCACCGACGCCAGTTCCTGGGACGGCCCTAGGCGCAACGCCCATAGGCTCCGCGCCAAGCGCACGCGTTGCGACGGCGTTAAGTTCCTCTGGCGCGAGGGACGTGTCTGCTCCCTCCGCCAATCGAAGACCGGCGATGGCGGCGTCGGGGTTGAGGGCTCGCCCTTCGATGTCGTGGGTGAGGCGTCCTGATGCGTCGACTGGTGGTCCATTGGGCCATCTCGCGGGCGAATGATCGGTCTCGAATGAGTGGGCCATTCGCATCGGCTGATCATATATCGGCAGCGCTCATGACGCGAGGGCATGACCGACCGCCGCTACATCCCGACGCTCGCCGAGGCCGCTGAGACCCGCGCCCTCAACAGCCGGCTGCTATGGCGGATGGCAGTGGTGATGCTCGGATGGGTGGCTCTGGTCCTGCTGGTCACCGCCATGCTGGAGTGGTGGCTCTGACCTCCATGCCGATCACCCCGCCCCTACGCATCCGACCGACCGGAGAGGCGATCGTTGTCGAGGATGCGCTGGTGGACATTGGCGAGCGCGAGGCTGTGATCCGTGCGCAGGGCTAGGCGATCTCACATGAATACGCGCGGTTGGCACTGATGCAATCAAACGCTTGTAAATGACGCTTTGAATTCACGAGTTGAAAATCTATGATCGACAGAGTCGGCTTCAACGATTGCCGACGAGGGAGGAGAAGATGAGCATAAAATCTCTATTCCATGCCGCCGTAATCGCCGGGTTGTTGTCGACCCCGCAGGCCGCCATGGCGGATCAAATGCAGGATGATGCTCAGGCTGCAGCCGATCGATGGGATCAGGCATACAATGCTGGCGAGGTAGATAAGCTCAGTAATCTCTACGCATCGGATGCAATCGTAGTCACCAAAGGCAAGACGCAAAGCGGAGAAGATATTGGAAAGTTCTTCTCTGGTCTTAAGTCAAAGGGTTGGGATGACCACAAGACCGTTGTGAAATCTGCTCAGCCAAAAGGCGATCTTGTCATCGTTACGGGTCGGTGGGAAATGACTGGGCCAGGACCGGACGGCGCCAAGAAAAAGTTTGAAGGTAATTGGGTGAACGTTCTGGAAAAGAAGGACGGCAGCCTTAAGACGGTGCTTCACACTTGGAACTGATGTGGATAGGCGAGCGCTTGGCTCGACGGCCGGGCGACTCGCCTATCTAGGTGAGCTTGCTACCTTATAACGGAGTTCTGTGCGCAAGATGCTAAGAAGCCCGGCGCGCCAATGAGGCGGCCGGGCCGAAGTTTGGGGTATGGCCCTTGGAGACCACCCGCACCATCGGCCAGATCGATCCTGATGTCACGACGAAAAAGCCCCGCGAGCCGTGAGGCCGCGGGGCAAGTTGAGGTCATAAGCATCATCAGCAATCGAGGTGGGGGACCATCTCGATGGGCCGATCATGGGGAGCCGGACGCCGGGCGCATTCATAAAGATCAACGAAAAGCCCCGCCGCGGCGGGTGCCGGGCGGGGCTCTGGTAGAGCGGGGATGGTGGGCGAGGATAAGCCCGCGCAGCGAATTCACGCCGCGCGCTTTATAATGTTTTCGCGAAATTTCTTAGCTTGACCCGAGATGCTTGCTTTTGATGGCTTTGCGCCTTCGAGCAAGTAAATGCCCCCGCCGAAAATCTGAAAGTTTTGCGTTTGGTCTGCACTAAATGTTACAGCATCCATTCCACGCAATGTGCCCCTATCCAAAGTTTCGCTGACAACGTGGTCAAATACTGTAATTCTATTATACAATTGAGCCATACATTGGTAAAGCGTTGTTTTAGGGCTTGTAACATAGATTCGGGTGGGAGGTACGTCTGGCGTTGTGAGCTGCTTACGATACGCTAGGAATAGCAAGTCGTATATCTCATGTGGTCCAAGGCGGTCGAACACGCTAGTAAACAGAAGCAAAGTATGCGCTTCTGCATCTTTATCCCACGCCCATCCCATGCCCTCAGGATTCATCCCAAGAGATTTGAGATTTAACAAAAATAACTTCCCCGAATTTATTTGATCTAAAGATAGTTCTCTATAAGCCACGGTATAACTCCGCCAGTTTCGGATGCCGCCTTAACTGCGCCACGGGCTACTTTTCTAGGCATAACGTGAGGGTTGTAACAGTGTTGCCTCTTCCATCTCTTCCAAACCTGCCAGCTAACTCTAACTGCAGGTTCGTGATCCATGTCGACTCCTAGCCTTCTGGCCAGGATAACCAATCTGTGATCGTGAAGGCTTGGATCTTCGTCTCGATCAGGCCAACGGTTAAGTCGTTCTTTAGACATAATGCAGGCCTTGAGCGCACACTCCACTGCAAAACCGGCGTGATCCCATGCAAGCGAGGCATCCGTTCTATGTTGGGCTAAAATACACGCCGCCCGCTCATGTCTTCGAGCGAGCGCAATCCATTCATCGGGCGAATTCGCCAAAGCCTGAGCATCGAACAACGCAAAATCACCTCCTGCTCTGATAGAGCATATATGACCCCGAAATCTCATGGGGCCTAGTTCGAAAATCCCCCCCCCAGGGTCTGGACCGGCTTACCCCGCGCAGCGAATGTCTCGCGTGCCCCGCGTGAGCCCCTGGATCGCCTCCACCATCTCGCGGTGTTCCTGATGGCGATCCTCAGCGAGGCGCTTCTCATGCTGTCGGCGCTCCTCAAGGAGGCGTCGTTCGTGCTCCCGAGTTTCGTCGACCTCCTTCTTCCGGGCCACCATCTCGGACTCGCGCATGAGCGTACAGCGATCATGCGAAGCCGAGATGCCGCGCAGCGCGTCGATGATGTCCTTCAGGTCCGTCTGGCCCATCACCATGCCGGCGATCTGCGCCAGCCCGCCGGTGCCTACGGTGGGAGAGGCGATGTGCGGCTTCTCGGCTTTGGCCCGCATGTAGCCGATGACCGCCAGGATGATGCCTCCGCCTCCACCTGCGGCCAGAAGGGTACTCAGAATGTCGACCCACTGCTTCACATCTTCAGGAGACATGGCGCTGCGATACTCCAGCGGAGAGGGAACCGTTCTTGAACATATCGTAGCCGCAGGCGAGCACGCACCAACCTTCGAATGTGAAGAAGATCGGGTACCAGAAGAACCCGGCCGGCAACCGGGTGTTCAGAGAGTAGGACGAGGCCAGCATCAAGAACCCGATGGCGAGCCAGCACAGCCCCCCGACCCAGGCCCCGATGAACCTGATGACCGGCGTCCGCCGCCACCAGCCGTTGATCGCCAACCCTACACCCCGCAGGACCGCCACGATGACGGTACACATCCCCCAGCGCGTCTCGCTCATGAGGTCGTTCATGATCGTGTAGACCGGCTGGTCGAAGAAGCTCTCCGGCCTGAGCATGTTCGCCCCCCACGCGAGGAGAGCGCAGGTCAGCAGCCATTCGGTGGACCGCGTCATGTTCATCGCGGTGGGGTTGTTGCCTGAGGGCATGGCGACGCCTCCTGCGGACCTCACTGCGCGAACGAGAAGGTCGGGAGGTCCGTAACGACCTTGGACAGCGTGTTGGCGTCGGTGACCGTCTCGTCGAACTTGAAGACCCGGAACAGGCGCTCGGTGATGCCCTTGGCGCCGCCGGCTTCCTTGAGCAGCCATGCCGGGGTCGAGCCCATGATGCGCTCTAGGGCGACCTTGATCACCGGATAGCCGACGTCGACCGAGAGGGCCTTGTCGTGCGTGGCACCCTCCACGGCGTTGATGGCGTAGTCGGCTCCGGTCTTGAGCATGCGGTCGATGCGCTGGGTCGTGAACCACATCGCAGCCCACCAGGGCAGGCGTCCGGCGGCATAGGTCAGCGCGGCGAGGAGGACAGGAGCCAGCACCTCCAGGGCGGCCTTGGAGAACTCGCCGAGCATGCCGCCCCAAGGGATCACGAGCACGCTGCCGGTGGCTTGGGCGAGGGCGGGAGAGGCGAGGACGCAGGCGAGCGCCAGCGCCGCGAGAGCGATGCGGATCATGATGGTTCTCACGATGTGGGAGGGGTGCGCGGCGGGCCGGCCGGCTCGGGGAGATCCTTGCAAAATGCGCAAGGAACGTCGGAGGGCGGGGACCTACGGGAATCCGTAGGGTCAGCGGCGGGTGATGCGGTCGAACAGCCAGCGGCCGAGCCGAGCCCAGGGCGACGGGTTCTGCGGTATCGGCTGCGGGAGGGCCGGCGCCTCGCGCTTCGGGTCGGTGGCGCGGCGGGGTGCCGGCGGAAACAAGCTCATGCCTCGCTCACGCCGGAGCGCGCCCCCGCAATGGTCGTAGGCAGGGTGGATGAGGCCGGGATTGGCACGTCGGACGGCCAGCGGAAGGCGGTGATCTCCGACCGCTTGAAGGCGGCCACGTTGACGGCGTCCGACTGGTTGCCGCCGAGCAGGAAGACCTGGTCCTTGCTGGCGCCGACGACGAAGCCGGTATGCCCCTGCCACGTCGAGTTGCCGCGCTTCTTGGTGGCGATGCAGCCGAGAACGGGCGCCTTCAGACCGACGCCCCAGGCTTCCAGGGATCGGGCCGCGAGGCTGCGCGAGCCGCGATGGCCGGCGCGCTCCAGGATGCCGTTCACGTAGGCGGCGCACCAGGCGGTGCTGTCCGTCTTGATGCCGGGGAAGCCGGCGTCGGCGAACAGCTTCACCACCTCCGGGTTGTTCGCGGCGCCCTTGCCCTCCTTCAGGCCGTTCAGGGCCTCGGCCAGCACGAGCCAGCCCGGCTTGTCCGGTTCGGCCTGACGATCGGTGATGTCGGCCGTCTGAAGGGCCTTCTGCGTCTTCGGGCCAGCGATGCCATCGGCGACGAGCCCGGCCACGCGCTGGAACGCCGTCACGGCCGCGATGGTCTTCGGCCCGGCGTCGCCATCGGCACCGGCGGGCCCAAGGTCGTACCCGCGCGCCAAGAGAGCACGCTGGATCTGCGTGGTGTCCATAGGTCGTCTCCGATGTCGGTGGTGGTCGTGGCTCGGGCCGGGTGGCGCTGCGAGCGGGGCGTCAGGTCGTGCGGATCACATCCCGCGTTGGTTCAGGTAGCCTTCGAGGGTCGCCAGGGAGGCGGCGTTGCCGGCGGCGAGGAGGTCGCCGTTGTACCAGAATTCCAGTGCCTGCCGGCCGCCCATCGCCAGGATCGCTCCCCCCATCTCGAACTTGTTGATGACCGTTCCCGACGGCTTGGTCGCTGTTGGGGTGCCGACGACGAGAGTGTTGCCGACCTTGATCTTCGGCGAGTAGTCGACGCCGAGGCTGGCAATGACGCGGATCCATTGACCCGCCACGATGGTCGCGCCGACGAAGTTGTCGCCATAGATCAGCCGCAGCGAATTTCCTGCAGTCTGGATATGCGCTCGGTTGGGCGTGTTGTTGAATTGGCCACAGATCTGTTGCGACCCTGTGAGGTCGTCGAGCTTGAACACCGCGACCCACGTGAAGACGGAGAGCGGATCGAAAACTTCGCCTTGGGCCGTGTAAGAGGCGACATCCGCCTTCGCGAACTGCAAGACGTTGCGCCGCAGTGTGTCGTCGTAGACCAGCGTTGCCCGCTTGGCCGCCGTCGCCTGCACCATCGGCGCGGCGCCCGTCTTCCAGTTGTTGATCTGCGAGGCCTTGCCGTCGACGAGGGTGAGGCCGGACAGATCGTCGATGTTCCAGCCGCCGCGGAACAGCGGGTTTCCGGTGATGAGGGTCCGATAATCGGGGATCGTGAGCAGCCCGCGATTGGTCGGAAAGATGGTCGGGACTCGGGTGTACGCCATGGCAACCTCTACACGGTGATGGTGGAGCGATAGGCGCAGAGCCAAGTGTCGACGGTCAGGCCCGGCCAGTAGAGCGAGGCCGGCCCGACGCGCTTGACGTTGCCCCAGGCGCCGGAATGCGTGCCGGCCGGAATGTCGAGGCGGCCGTAGAAGGCGTAGGACACCTCGACCACCGTGCCGGCGGCCGGCATCGTCACCGGGATCACCCGCACGAGGTTGCCCGTCAGGGTGACGCTCGCGATCGGGATAGGGACGCCGTTGACCCGGAGCTGAAAGCCCTTGTTCGCCGCTTCCTCGATCTCGGTGGTGTCGAAGGCGAGCGCGCCGAAGGTTGGCGGCGTCGTGATCGCGAACGTGAAGCCGCCGTTCTCGCCCGAGACAGCGCTGACGCGGGCGCAGTCCCAGGTCAGACCACGGTTGAGCACCAGGTCGCGCACGTAGCCTTCAAGCTCGCCGACCCGCCCGATGCCATAGTCGGTGTGATGGATCTCGTCGCGGAACGGATACGGGTAGCGCGGGCCGATCAGGTGGACGCGCGCGGCGTTCTCGACGGCGAACCGGACCTGATCGAGATAGGAGAGCTGCGCCTGCCCTTGGTTGATAGACGCGGCGGTCTGGTCGGTAAAGAAATGGAGGAGGTCGCCGCCGGGGCCGTTGAGGGCGAGCGCGTCGTAGGCCGCCACCATCTCGGTCAGCGACTGGAAGTAGTTCTCGTTGTTCGAGTCCGGCGCGCCGGCGTGGGTCCAGTTGATATTGCGGAACCACGGCGTCTTGCCGTAGCGCGCTGCCTGGACGCGAGCCGCTGCAATCATATTGAGACCCTGCTGCCAGGGGTCAGTGCCGGGCTTGAGCTGATCCCAACGGTAGCCGGGATAGGCGTGGCAGAACTCGAGGATCGGCGAGAGGTGCCGGTTGTTGCGCCGGCCGAACTTGATCTCGGACTGCGTCGAGACGTAGCCGATGTTCGAACCGAGCGAGTTCTGGATGCCGATCAGATCGACGATCGCCTGCGTCTGGAACGCCGCGCCGATGGTCTGGATGGCGCCCTGGTCGCGGGCGAGGGTCAAGGCAATACGCGGCTCACCGGCCGCGTAGAACGCCTTCGTCGGATCGATCGGGATGGTGTCGGCCCGCCACGACTGGCCGTAGCTGATGCTGATCGCCAGCCGCGAGGCCGTGTCGAGGAAGTTCGGCCCGCCGACCCGGTCCGTCCGGACGAGGTAGGGCATCGCCGGCCCGTCGGGGGTCGCCTTGTAGCGAAGGAACTGCCCGTCCCGCAGCACGTCGTAGACGGTGCCCTGCGCGCCGGCGGCAATCGCGGTGGTCGCCGGCAGGGTGGCCTCGCGCTGGGATGCAAGCCAGCTCGCTGGATCCAGAACGCACCAGGTCAGGCCGCCATCGGCGATAGCGAAGGGCGCGGTTCCGTTGGCGTCCCATATCGCATAGGAGAACCCGGAGTCGGACGGCGCCGCGACGACCCGCCAGTCGCGCAAGACGATGTCGCCCTCGGTGCCTACCGCCAAAGGGATCTGCCCAAGCGGGTCGCGGGCCGCCACCCAGGAGTAGCCCGGCACGTCGTCGTAGCGGCCCAGGATCTCTGACAGGTAGCGGAGGACGTCTTCAGCCGTGGCCTTGGTAAGCGGCACGCCTTGGGTGCGGACGTTGAGGCCTGGGACGGTGGTGTCGTCCTTCTTGACCCACGACCCTGTGCCCGATGTGCCGCTCTTCGTGTAATAGCCGGCGCCGAGACCGGTGAAGACCTCGCCGATGGCGCCGTCTGGATAATTGAGCGACGAGCCGAGCCCGCTTCCGACGACACCGCCAACATCCTCGAAGGTGTTTTTTCCGACACGCCCCCCGCCGACGGCGTTCTGCGCGGCGGCTTGCGCGGCCTGGGCCGCCGCCACCGCGGTGGTCAGAGCGCCGGACGAGCCGTAGGCGGTAAGCGCCTGCCCGACGACCGTGGCGACGTCGCTGGACAGGCTGCTGACGGCGGCGCCCGCCAGCGCGATATCCGCCAATGCCCGGATGAAGTTCGGCCGGTGCCCACCATTGGCGAGGCCGCCGGGATTGCCGTCGGGGTCGTAGGCCGCGTTGTTGTAGAGGCTCAGGAGGCGCGTCAAAGCCGCCTGCTGCTCGGGGGTCGGAGCCATTACAGGGATTCCTCGACGACGAAGGATGTGGAGATGGCGGGGGAGGACAGGCGGCGCAGGCTCGGCGCCTGGCGGATGGTCCCGATCATCGCCTCGCGCTGGTAGCCATCAAGGTCGTCCGGCGAGGGAACGACGACGACCTGGTTGTGCCGGCCGGCCCGCGTGGCGATGCGGAAGACGTCGCGGAAGGCGGTGTCGCGGAGGTACGGGAAGCCGAACGAAAACACGCGGCGCACAGCGCGCGGGTTGAAGAACTTGGTGCCGCCGCGGCCCTCTTCCTCGTCGGTCAGATACTCGAACGACAGGCCGTTATCGTCCGGCGCGTAGTTCATGTCCGGCGACCACGCCCTGCCGATGAACAGCCGCCCGATCTCGATGAAGCCGGCCGGGTTGAGGACGTCGTTGATCTCGAAGCGCCAGTACCGCGCGCCGATCAACTCGGGCGGGATGTGGAAGAACGTGATGCCCTTCATGAGGTCGTCGGCGCCGCGCACGACGCCGGTCCAGAAGGCGTTGTCCTCCCACTCCAGCGACAGCGACTGCTCGATGGCGCCGGGAAAGCCGAGGGTGCCGCTGTCGTAGAGGACGGTGGTCAGGCTGGATTCGCGGTAGGCCCGGATCCTGATCGTGGCTCCGGTGGTCGCGTTGACGGGCCCGAGCGCCAGGCCGCCGACCACTTCCTGCGCCGATAGCGTGGCGACGAACTGTGTCTGTGAGGCCGACACGCCCGTCGACCGCGCCAACTCGGCGAGGTAGGGCGTCGCCAGCCGGCTGAGGTCCATGGACGGACGCCAAGCGCCCCCCGAGAACGTCGCGGCATCCGCAAAATTCTCGTAGAGCAGCACGAGGTTGCGAGCCAAAGGCTACCCCCAAAGGTCGAGTTGCACGCGGTTGGCGCTGGCGTCGTCGACCCGGCCCGTCACGACGAAGAGGCCGCCGGTCGGCAGGTGGCGCGGGAGCGTCAGGCAGACGGTCTCCCCGAGCTCCACCCCGATGGCGAAGCGGCTGTCGACCCGGATCCGCCAGAGCGCCCGCTTGGGCCCGAACAGGGCGAGCAGGCGGTTCGCCTCGGCCTGGGCCTCGACGAGGTTCGCCAGCCCGGTCTCGACAGTCAGGACGCGGGCCGTCAGCCACCGGGCCTGCGTGGCCGGGTTCTCGGCGGCCGCCTCGCGCCACGCCTGGGCGTTCGCGGCGCGACGCGCGGCCGATACCGCACCGACAAGATCGCCCTCGCCTTGGACGACGCCGAGCGGCTTGTAGCGCACCACCACTCGCCACGTCGGGATGCCGGTGTCGTCCGAGCCGGTGGCGAGCCGCTCGACATCGCCGCGCAGCTGCCAGTTGGCTAATGAGGCCACCGGCATCGTCGTGGGCCCGGTGAACCGGCCGACCTGATAGAGGCCTTGGGCGGTCGTGATGATCCAGGCCCCGACGCCTCGGAGCACTTGGCCGATGGCGGTCATGACCGTCACGTCGCCCTGCACACGGATTCCGTTGATGGCCGGCGCTGCAGCGTGGAGCGCGTCGAACGAGGCGGCGTCGATGGAGTCGGCCGGAACGCCGGTGTCGCCAAGCATGGCCTGTACGATGCGGGCGGTGCTGCGGTTGGTCGGGGCCGCACCGGCGACGACATCGGCCGTGACGGCCCGCGCCGGCGAACCGCCGAGGCGGATCAGCCCGAGCGCCAGGCAGGTCCGGTAGGATCCGGCGGGGATCGTTGCCGCGGTCAGGGCCGCGACCGTCGCCGAGTCGCCGGAGTTGGTCAGCGCCAGCCCGCCGTCGTAGGCAATGACCGATGCCACCGGGCGATCCGACACCTGATAGATCAGCTCGAACGGGTTCACGTTGGTTGGAGCGATGTTCCAAACCACGCCATAGACGCGCGGCTTGAGGGTCGCCGCGAGGTCGCTGGTGCCCTCGGCACCCTGTCCCGCCGCGTTGGTCGTCCCGGCATAGGCGGTCGTCAGCAGCGGCCGATCCAGGTCGATCAGCGGGTCGTAGAGCCTGAGCCGGATCGTGCGGAACACGTCGGTGACGTCGACGCTCTCGATCCGGCCCCGGACCAAGACAGTCGCGGTCGCGTAGGCGCCGCCGGGCTCGACCGCCTTGACCACGCACGGGCGGCCGTCGAAGGCATAGTCGGCCCAGGCGTCGAGCATGCCGTCGGCGTTGATGACGACGATCTCGCCGAAGCCGATCTCGGGCGTGCCCTGGCCGGCGCCGCCCCCCTGGAACAGGGCTCGCTCGAACGAGGCCGACACCTTTAGCCGCGGCGAGAAGTGCTTGTCGGCCGGCGTGTCGGTCGGACCGGTGTTGTACCGGTCCGATGCGGCATAGAGGGAGACCACCCCGGACCCGTCATGGGCCTGGAGTTCGACGGTGTAGATCGTCATCGGCTACCCCGTCTTGCGGAGCTGCTGACGCGAGGCCGTGCGGTTGCCATCCTCGACGGCCGCCGTCGTGCCCTTCACCGCGCCGATGGTCTGCAAGTGGCCCGCCTCGGCGATGTCGTTGCCGTCGCGCTGCTCGGCCCGCAGCGCTGCGACCTCCTCCCGAAGCGCCCGGATCTCGGCGATGAGGGCGGCGTTGTTGCTGCCCCCGCCGACCGGCATCGGCAGCGACATCGGGACCGGCATGGCGACCGCCGGCAGGTCAAAACCACGGTTGTCGTTCATGGCGTTGAGCGTCGAGACCCCGATGCGCCGGGTCGCCTCGGCCGTCAGCACGAACTCGCCATTGGAGAGGCGGGACTGAATGCTGTCGGAGGTGCCGGTGCCGGGCCCGGTCACGAGCCCGCCCGAGGCGTAGGCGACCGATCCGAAGTTGTTGTTCTTTACGGCGATGACGGTGTTCGCCGTGTTGTAGACGATCTTGTTGAGCGCCGTGACCATGTTGTTCTGCAACGGTGTGCCGTTCAGGAATACGGGGTCGGTGCGGAACTGATTGTTGAGCGCGATCAGCTGATCCTTCTGCGTGCCGGCCATCGTGTTCATCGCGCGAAGGGTTGCCTCCTGCGACGTGGTGAGGGTCTTGATCGCGTCGAGGAACGTGGACTGCTGCGTGCCGATCGTCTCCAGGCTTTTCAGGAGCACGCTCTGGGCGTCGAGAATGGCCTTCTGCTGGTTGGCGATGGTGTTGGCGCTCTCGCTAGCGGTCTTGGTCGCTTCGGTCTGCACCTCGATCCCGGCGGCGCGGGCGCGGACGAGTTCGAGCTTGTCGAGCTGCCCGTCGCCGTTCGCGTCGATCGCGTCGAAGATCCGGCGGGCGTCGGCCTGCTCTTTTACCGTGGCCAGGTGCCCGATAGCGAAGGTCAGTTCGTTGTAGTCGAGCTGCCCGTTCACGCTGGTGTCGAGCTTGTCGAAGTTGGCCGTCAGGGCGGTCGCCAGGGCCGCCGGGCTGTTGGCCTCGATCGCCGTCTTCAGGACGGTGCGCAGCAGTTCGAGCGCGCTGAGCATCCCGTCGCTGTTCTCGTCGATCGACTTGAACAGGGCTTCGGCCGCATCCTGCTCAGCCTTCGTCGCCAGGGGCCCGAGCCCGGCGGTGAACTCGGCGTAGTCGAGCAGGCCGTTGACCGATGTGTCGAGCTTGGTGAAGTTCGTGTTGAGCGCGGTTGCGATGAGCGCCGGGCTGTTCGCGGCGAGCGCCGTGAGGAGCTGACCGCGCATCAGTTCGGTCTTGGTCAGCAGGCCGTCGCCGTTGGTGTCGATGGCCTTGAACAGCAGCTCGGCCGCGTCCTGCTCCGCCTTCGTCGCCAGCGGCCCCAGCCCGGCCTTGAACTCGGCCACGTCGAGCAGCCCGTCGAGCGTGGTGTCGAGGGCGTCGAAGTTGATGGTCAGGGCGTCGGAGATCAGCGTGGGCGAGTTCGCCTCAATCGCCGCTTTGAGGGTCGCCTTCGACGCGTCGATGGCGTTGACGATGAACTGCTCGGCCGAGACCTGCTTAGGCAGCGCGGTCAGCTGCGTCTTCACGGCGTTGAGCACGCCCTGATAGCCGGCCGATGAACCATAGTAATCCCGCGCCGCGTCGAGCAGGTCACTCGCGTTGCCGGTGATCCCGTCGAGGTCGTCCCGGTTGCCCGTCTTCGCGCCGGTGAGCCGGGCGCTATAGGTCGACTGCGCCGCTGCGAGACGGGCGGCCGGCGATAATGTGCTGTTCGGGCCGGCGGACAGGCCGTCGACGAAGTCGCGGATCGACCGGGCGAACGTGTCGTAGGCCGACTTCGCCTGCTCCATCGTCTGCCGGGTCGATTCCGCTGCGGCCTGGTTGTAATCGCGCACGATCTTGAGGCGCTCGGCGAGCTGCGCGGCCTCAAGGTCGGCAATGGCCTCGCCGCCGGCCTTGACCTCTTCCTCGCGCTCACGACGCGCCTGACGGTCATAGGCCGCAAGCTGCCCCTCCAGCGTGGAGGCGTCGTTGCCGGCGGCGAACAGCCGATCCTGAAACCCGAGCGCACGGGTGGCCGCCGCAGCCTTGGCCGCCGCCGTGTCGAGGGCGGCTGAGAACTCCACGACCTTGCCCTGCAGCGTCGGAAAGCGGGTCACGAGGTCGTCGAACGCCGCGCCGGTCAGCTCGGCCTCGTCCACGATCTTCTGGCCGGCGGCGCGCAGATAGGCCTCGACCTGGCCGGCATCGCCCCCGACGAGGGCACGGTCGGCACTCAGGGTCGCGATCTCTTTCAGGAGGTCAGAGGCTTCGTTGAGGTAGCCCTTGCCGGTGGCCTCGTTGAGCTTCGTCGCGACATCGCGGTCGAAGGCTACCCGCAGCGCGTCCATCGCCTTGGCGGTGCGCTCGCGGATCGCAGTCGCGGCGTCGTCAGCCGACATGCCGAGGTCCCGCAACACCTGGCCGAGGCCGGTCGCGGTCCCCTGGATGCGCTGCATCTCGCCTTCGACGGTGGACACGGCCTTCGCGGTGTCGAGACTCGCCAGGGCGGCCTCGCGCGCCGCGGCCTGGGCGCGCTGCAGCGTGGCCGGGTCGGCCGTCGTGTAGGTCCCGACATCCTTGACGAAGCCCTTCAAGCTCTCGCCGAGGGCCGCCACGGCGTCGACCGCCTGCGTGAACGGACCGCCGACGCCGAAGCCGCGGTTCATCTCGCCGGTCGTGCCATCAATGCTGCGCACGAAGATCGCGGCCAGCCGGGCGTGGTAGGCCTCGAAGTCCCGGATGATGGAGTCGGCGCGCGCCTGGTCCCCGCCCTTCGATGCGGTCACGGCAGCCGAGCGCGCCTGCTCCTGAGCCGCATCGACCATGCCGCCGACCCGGCCTGTAGCCTCGCCGCGGAAGGTTCGCTCGATCGCAGCGATCTGCGATTTCGCCTGCTCGTACTCGTCGGCGTACTGCTTTAACTGTGCCTGGATCGCCTTTTTCCTCTCGGCCTTGGCCTTGCTGCTGCTGCTCATGCCACCAGCGAGACCCGCGACCCCTCCAACGAGCGCGCCAACCGGGCCAGCGACCGCAAAGCCGGCAAGCGCGCCGCCTGCCGCTCCGATCAATGGGGACTGCGACTGGTATCCGATCGAAGCCCCAGCCAACCCTGACGACAAGGCGCCACCGAGCGCGGACGACGCGAAGCCGCCGGACCGCGCGCTGCCACCCGATGTTGCTCCCGCGCGCGGCTTGGTCAGCTCCTCCCACCCAGCGGAGAAGCCCTTCTCGGAGCCGATCTCAATGGCCTTGCCGAGGCGGTCGAAGTTGAACGACGACCCGCCGGAGCCCGACCCGTTCGCCCCTCCCTCGAACAGGGGCTTCAACAGGCTCTGCTCGATGCCCCTCGTGCCCACGCGGGCGAACCCCTTGGTGAAGCTGTCGAAGAAACCGCTCATGCCTTTGCCGGCATTCGAGAACATGTCGTCGAAAACGCCGCTGAACGCGCGCGTCATCTCTTTCGAGAGATCGTCTGTCTTGGTCTTCACGGTCTCAAGCTCTTTACCATCAAGGTTGAGCTTGATCCTAGCCTCCATAGACGGAATATATTCGGGGTTCGTCTTGGATAGTTGATCGCGGTATTGGTCCAGCTCCTTCTGCAGCGCCTCACCCTGCTTGCGTAGGGCGTCGGCCGGGTTGGTAACCTTGTAGGCCTCTGCCGCCTTGTCGCGGAACGTCTCGAACTCGCGAGCGGCATCCTTGGCCGCCTTACCGGCGGCTTTCGCGCCTTTCTCAGCGTCGTCGTTGCGCGCAGTGGCCTGGACCTGCTTGTAAGCAGCGTCCATCTCACCAAGTCGCTTGGTTCGCTCGACCTCAAGCGCACCTCGGGCTTCTGGCGACGCCCTGTCGATCTGGACCTGATAGTAGTCGGCAGCCTTCTGCCGAGCCTCGGCAAAACGATCACCGGCCCGCGCCAGGTTTTGCCCGAGAGCGTCTAGCTTACCGATCTCCGCATCGCGGATGTAGCTGGCAATGGGCTTTTCGGCCTCGCCGCGCAGGGCCTTGATCGAGGTTGCGGCCTCGTCGTTGAGCTTGGTGATCCGCGTCTGCGCCTCGGCGTCACCGATCTTCCCGGCGGCAAACTCGTCGCGAATGGACTTGGTGCCTTCGAGGACGGTTTTGTTGACGTCTCCGATCTTGCCCATCAGCGAGAGCGTGCCGGACAGCGCCGGGTTGGCGGCCTGGATCGCGTTCAGTGCATCGGCAAAGCCCCTGGCCTTGATCGCGGCGTTGTCGAGGGCGGCGCCCGTCGCCTGCGCCGCACCGGCCGTGCCGAGCAGCCCACGCGCTGCGTTTTCGGCGGCATTGAACATGGCCTGGAGACCATCGGAGACGTAGCCGGCTGCGGGCGGGATGCGCCCGACGTCGGAGTTGATCTGGTCGACAGCGCTCGACATCGTCCGGCTGAGACGGTCGATCTCGGACTGCAAGCCGTCGACCTGCTCGCGCAGGTTGGCGACGATGTCCGACTGCCCACGGCTTTCCGCCCTCGGGATCGAGACGTCCTGGATCGACTTGGCGCGGGCCTGAAGCCCCTCGATCACGCGCAGGGTCGCCGTGTCGCCACCGGACAGACTGTCGGCAATGGCCGTCGTCACGTCACGAACGGGCTTGAGGATCGAGAGCCACACGTCCTTGAGGCCCAGCGCGGCCTTCGAAAAATCGAAGGTTGTCTCCATCGCTTGACCGATCTCGCGCTTCACCGACTCGATCTCGCGGGCGAGGGCGACGGCGCGCGTCACGTCATCCTGGCGCAGCACCTCCCGGCCGCTCGCCTTGTCGAGGTCCGCGACGATCTGGGCGACGCTCGTTTCGCCCCGGCGGAGGCGGTCCGTGAAGTCCGGGCCGAACACCGCATCACCGATCTTGAGAGCCGCGAGGCGCTGGCCGCTGGCCTCCAGGTCGCTCATGCCGGCGAGCGCCAGGCGAATACGCTCCTCCGTGGTCTTGGCCAGCTCGGCCTGTTCCTTGACCCGCGACGAGAGGCCGGTCGCCCCGCCTGCCTCGACGTCGGCAAAGGCTTTGGACAGGCCATTACTCTCGCCGAACTTTTCGCGCGTGAAAGCCGAGGCCCGCTGGATCGCGGCGTTGATCGCATCGACCTCCAACCCGAGCGCGGCACCGACGCCCGTGAACTGCTTGAGGAAGGGGCCGGACACGTCGAGCTGTTCGGCGCGCTTGCCCAGGGCGATCAGCTTGTCGAGGTCGTCTCCGGCCTTGCGGATGGCAGCCGAGCCGACATCGAACGCCGCGAAGGCAAGCGCGATCGGGCCGAGCAAGGGGGAGACGACGCCCAGGGCTCGCCCCAGGAGGCCCGTCCTTGAGATGAGCGACGTCGCGCCATCGGCGAACCGGCCCAGGCCAGAGGCGGCGGTCGTCGCCGCAACCTCGGCGACACCGAGCCCGCGCGATGCAAGGTTGGCGGCCGTGACCACGCTTCGGCCCATCGCCTGGTTGTCGTTCGCATACCGCGCTGTCGCCTGCGACGCAGACCCGAGAGAGGTCGCCGCCGAAGTGGCCAAACCGGCAAGCGCCCGCGCCGAGGCTGTTGCACCGGCGGCGACCAGCAACGGATGCTCAATGGCCAGCTTACCGGCCGCCCGTAGAACGCTCTCCTCGCGTCGCGAGGCAGATTCGCGCTCGGCAGCGGCGTTTTGGGCTGCAACAGCCGCCTGGACAGCAGAGCGGGCCGTCGCGTCGTTCGCCGCCGCCATAGCCTGCTGCTGCTGGATCGCCGCCTCGGTGCGCCGCTGGAAGTTGGCCTGCGCCTCGGCCAAGGTTCGCACCCGGCGCTCGACGCGCTCGTTCGAGGCGGCCGCGGCATCGCCGGCCTTGGCCAACCCGCCCTGCGCCTTAGCGAGGCCATCGGTCTTGGCGCGCGTCTCCTCCACGCCCTGCGTCGAATAGACGAAGCGCGTTTCGTTCACGGTGAGGGAGTTGATGGCGACCATGAAGTCTCCACGCGAAAGCGCTGCGCGAGAGGCGGCGTCGTTTCAACGGAGGGTACGTGTAGGATCGGGCGCCGAATCAGAGAGTGGGGCGAGCCGATGCGTGTTGAATGCCCGCGGTGCGGGGCCGTGGCGTCCTGGCGCTACAAGGGCAGCGGCCGTGAGATCACGATGCCCGAGCGCATGGCGGTCCGGTGTCCGGTCGTCAGAGAGCGCGCTCAGCAACAGGGTGGAACGTCGGACCAGTCGTGTCCCGATCTAGAAGCTGCACTGCGCGGATCCTACGAGCGCGACCAGTTGCGAAGGTGACCATTGGTTGGTGAAGCCAATAGCCGCCATCGTCGTCCACCATCTCGCGGGTGACCTGATCGCCCGGCATCTCCTCGACGAGGAAGGCAGACCTCTGCTCCGGCAGGTACGGGGCGTGCTCTGCCGTCAGGATGTGATGCTCGCGCTCAAGGTGCTTCCGGCGGGCGGCTCGGACCGCGAGGAGAAGCCCGGCCGCAACGCTCCCGGCTACCCCGAAGAACCAAACGCGACCGCTCATCTGGCTCTCCGAAAGTTGCACCAACCCGCCCCATCGCGCCATGGTGCGCGCCGATTACGGGGAGGGAGTGGGAATGGTTCGGTGGGTGGCGACCGTAGCAATGTGTGGGGCGGCAGCTTGTGCGAGCGCCCAAGCAACCGAGACTAGAGTTGTTAAAGAGCAATCGGCGGTTTCTGGATGCCAGCGCCTGGACCAAGTTAGGGGGTCTTCCCTTATGGGCGGACTATTTGCCAGCGCGGCATATGATAGTGCGCTTAATGAAATGAAGACCAAAACAAGTGCTCTTGGTGGAAATTACCTTTTGCTTCTTGACCTATCGTCTGGAATGGCGGGAGCAAATGGTTTTGGTGAAGCATATTATTGTGGAAAACAAGAAAATACTCAGCGATCTCCGAAAATCAAAACACCTTAAAAGTAGAGCTAGAGAAGCGGCTATTGCAGCCGCTTCTCTGTAACTCTGCTGGTGGCGCCTCACCATGCCTGGACGGGGCTTGACGCGCCTCGCCTCGCCTAGCCTGCCTAACCGATGGGTGACACACCGTAACCCGCCTTGCCTTTCCTGCCTCGACACGCCTCTCCTCTCGGAGCCTTGCGATGCCGTGCCATGCCTGCCTCGCCAATCCTCGACTGGCCTTGCCACACCGTACCTAGCCGTACCTGCCCTGCCTTGATCCTCGCCAGACCTGAACGGGCCGTCCGGTCTCCGCGCCGCTGCGCTATCTAAACAACAGGCCGCCGATTGCTAAGGCCCCACCAATACCAAGTCCGCCCCACGCTATTCTTACAGCGCGCCACATCCATAGCGCATTCGTTTCCAAGATTTTTTTGTTGAATTTTATGCGATCGCCAAGATTTATAATGAATTCGGCCAGTGCATCTTCGTAGGTGATCCGATTGGATAAATCATCTTTCCAGTCTTTTGGTGCTCCGCCAACATAGTGAAAGTCAACAGGTTTGGCGGTCTCTACAGCAGCCCCCATGGCGAGCGCAAAACTTGTCGCGGTGCCGATGCACACCCAGCCCAGAAACGGCCGAACGGGCGTTCCAAGCAGAAGCGCCGCCCCGCCTCCGGCCACCACGACGGCCGCAGCCGCCATGAGGCTTACGAACGACATGGCACGCTGATCAGCTGCAATGCCCGACTGCAACTGGGCGGCGAGAAAAGCCTCCGCTTGCCGTTTGATCTCTTCCTTGATCTGTATGTCGGCGCCGGCGAGATCCGACGGCTTAAGGGGCTCGATCGTGGACATTCATACTCATCCCAAGCAGACCGAGACTGGCAAGAAAAGCGACGGAGGCAACCAGGGTCAGAAAAGTGAAATCCGCAAGGATAGGGAAACAAGCAAGCCCCAAGGGAGAAAAGCGTCCAAGCCGACGTCGAAGCCCTCGGGCGGCAAGAAGAAGTAGCTACCGCTTCGGGCCTTTAGGCAACCGTTTTGCGACCTCATCGGCGGCTTCGAACAGGGCGCTGAACTCCTTCAGATCCTTGTATCGCTGCCTCCACGCCTGAAGCTCGTTCCAAGCCCGCGTCAGCACCATCTGACGTGTCTTGGCCTGAGACATGGCGTGCCCTGTCTCCCGGTAGTGCGGCGCGCCCTTCTCCGGGATGTGGACGTAGGCCTTCATCCGCTGTGCCGGCCTGTCCGGCTGGACGTAGATCGCCACCACGGCCCGGATCAGGCCCCGTGCCTGCTGAAGCCGGTAAGCCTCGGCAGCAGCGGTATCGCTCCACTCGAAGTAGGCGTGGAGCGGGCTGTTGTTGTGCCGGGCATCGTCGAGGATATCCTGCGGGGTCAGTTCGCCTTTGCACCTCTCCCGCAGCAGTTCGATGTGGGCGCCAACAGCGTTGGCATCACTGGGAGCGCCGGGCTGGAAGCGGGCACCCTCCGAAAACTCGAAGCCGGCGATCTGCATCACGCGGCCTTTCGTGCGGGCTCGAGGTCGGCGGTGATCCGTTCGATCTCACCCTCCGTAGCCACGTGGAACATGCCGTACTGGCCGTCCTTCTCCGGCCGCCACTCGCCGACGCCGGTTGAGAACCCGGCGGTGTTGAAGAGGTTCATGATCTGCTCGGGAGAGAGCAAGCCCGCGTTGAACCGGACCAGTACCTTGGCGAACCAGGGCGAGAACTCGGCGCGGTAACGGAGGTCGGCCGTACCCATGCCGACGCGGACCATGTCCTCCCGCATCCTGGGCGCGCCGCCTTCAATCCTCACGAGGTTCTGGCGCATCTTCACGCCCTCGAACGCGCCCTCGACGTCGATGTCCTCGCCGAGGACGTGGAATGCCCGCCGGGCCGCAGCCTTGGTGATGCCGGACACCGACATGGCCGCCTCGACCGCCGCAGCCTTCAGACCAACGCTCGGGAACCCGTAGCCACCGTCCTCCATACGGTACATCGAGTCTTCGAAGTCCTTTTTGGGGTCCTTCGCCTCGCGTCCGGCCTTTGCCTTCTTCATCTGCTTCTGAAGCATCTCGCGCTTGGCCTTCACAGACCATGCGTGAACGATGAGCGGCGAGTCGCCGACGATCGTCACCTCCATCAGCTGAACGTCCAGGCGCGGGATTTCGAGCGCCGTCGTCTCTTTCTTCGCCATTGCCATGATAGGTCTCCTCGGCGCCGGCCCGCCAGGGCCCGGAACGCGCACGGGTGGTCGACATGCGACCGCCAGCGCCGAGGAAGCTCGGAACTTCAGGTCGCGCTCTACCGGCCCTGGCGGGGCCGGAACTTGGTGCTGGTTAAGCGGCGCTCAGCGGCGCCAGTCGCACCCGACTGCGCTCAGAACGAGCGCGGCACGGGTCGAAGCCGGAGGCTCGTCTCGGCCGTGGAAACGAACCCCGCCGTTGGCGAACGGGATCATGTCGAACTGCTCCCAGCCAGCGATCTCGCTCGCGAAAGGCTTCGACAGCCGGTAGCCGACGTCGGAGTTGCCGTGACGCTCCCATTGGAGCCACCGGCGCTCGTACTCCAGCCACGCATCGTAGCTGTCGAGGAGGTCATCGGTGATGGGCGAGGCGACCGCGCTCGGCGCACCGATAAGTGCCACGCTGCCGCCGACGAGAGAGAGCGAAAGAAGCCCGCGGAGGAAACCGCGCCGCGGTGGGGCGGGCTCGTTGTGCATCGCCGCTATGGCGCGAGTTACAGGACCTGTTTGCGTTTTGCGCGAATGCAAGCGATCCGCGCCCATGATAATGGGGCTGGTAGCCATGAACTGCACTCCCGGTGCGGTTGGTGGTTAGGGCCGGATCGAAGGTTGCACCCTTCCGTCCGGCCTGTTTTTGTGATACCCAGGAATTATGCTGATGTCAATTCCTGATACCCATAAAAAGAGAGGGCGTCCCGCTACGGGGGTCACCCCTCATCAGGGTGTCCGAATGCCGGCGGACCTTGTCGATGCCATTGATGAATGGCGCCTAGCTCAGGCTGAGCCCCCGGCTCGTGCCGAGGCAATTCGCTACATCCTCCGCGACTGGCTCACCGGCCAAGGCCTTCTTCCTCACCGTGAAGACCCTGAGGGAGCGAACTGATGGCGACGGATGAAACTAGACGTCAACTTGCATACACACACATATCATTTGATGATCTTTCGCGGTTTTTTTTAGATCGCAAGGTCGTTGCTGCTTGCGAATTATGCGGGTCTAATGATTGGTCGACCCATGATAACACCGATGGAAGCGTTCCTTCGCTTATATACACAAGTAAATATTTTGGTGATGAAAGTACGCGTAATGTATCTACTATATATATGATGTCATGTTTAAATTGTGCAAATATGAGATTATTTAATAGAGAAATTATTTCTAGGTGGATTAAAAATAATCCAAGGACCATGCCGGATGAATAATGTCGTCAAATTCTCGGGCAACGAAGGCGCTCTTACCACAGGGACAGATCGCAACGCCGCGCATAGCCCTACATCAAACGGTGGAGGCGACGGAGGTGGTCAAATGGATGACATTGCTCGTCGCGTAGCTGCCCTGGAGAAGGGCTTCGAGAAAATGGACGGTAAAATCGACAGGCTCACCGAGTTAGTGAACTCGTTCGGCCTGAAGTCAGCTGAGCGCTTAGGTGCAATCGAAGGGCGCCTGACCGGCATGGAAGCTAAGCTCGATTCGAAAGCATCCTCTGCCGAAGTGCGGGAGCTTGCCGGCAAGGTCTCTTCAATCCCGAACGTGTGGCAAACGCTTGCGATCATGGGCGGGCTTCTCGCTGGCGTTGCGGGACTGGCCTTCGCCCTCACCAAGTTCGCTGAGCCAAGCAGAGCGGTGATGCCCGCGCCCGCTGTGTCGTCGTCTACGCTGCCTACGCCAACGCCCCCGTCAGCCAAACCCTAACTGCTGATCCTTAGTCGAGACGCCTTCGCGACGGACGGATTGCCGGCCGCAACACCGCTCTTGACTTTCCTACTACGCTCCCTCATATTGCGGACATGGCCGAGGGGTTGTCCCCGGCCGGATTGAGGGAATACCCCGATGGCCGATACCTCTGCTCCTGCCTCCTCGCTCGACATGGCCGAACAGGTCGCTCGCGTCATGCGCTCCCTTGAGGAGACTCAGAAGTTCGTGGCCGAGCAGAAGAAGCTCATCGCTGAAGCGGCTAAGCTGGAGCGGGATCGCTCCCTTGCGCCGTGGCAGCTGTTTACCGCTGGCGGTGCAGCGGCGGCGGCGTTCTTCGGAGCCGGAGCGGCGTTCGTGAAGCTCCTCGGGCCATGAGCCGGGAGGATGTGTTTCTTGGCTTGGTCGCCCTCACGGGCGGCCTTGCTGGGGCCGGTCTCTTTGCGGCTGGAATGGCTTTCGGAAGGTACGCTCTCCAATGACTGCAGACCGCCTTCGCAACGTCCTTTCATTGCTGCGCTGGTCGCAGCGGGGCCTCTCCGACGCGCTTGCTTGCGACGACCGCCTAGTGAGGCGCTGGGCATCCGGCGATGCGTCCGTGCCGCCGGATGTGGCCTCATGGCTCGAAGCCCTCGCCGCCGCTCATGAACGGCTTCCCGCACCGGAGGGCTGGCGCCGTCGGGTGATGGCCTAACGATCAAAACCGGAGGCATCCATGGCTCAGGTTGTCATGCTCATTCACGAAGACGCCGGCACGTTCGGCGCCTCGTTTCCCGACTTCCCCGGCGCCACGACAGCGGCTGGCGATCTGGACGTTCTCTACCGCAAGGCGACGAATATGCTGGTCTTCCATCTTGGCGGTATGGCAGAGGACGGCGACGCCATTCCGACCGTGCGGACTCTGACCGAACTGCGCACCGATCCTTCCTTCCAGGAAGACGCGAAGGATGCCGTCGTCGGCGTTGTGAGCGTCGACCTTCCTGGCGCAATGGCCTGATCAGGCCTTGCCCTTCGCCTCCTCCGCGGCGCGTTCCAGGTAGACCCGATCCTGCCCCCGGATGAACCGACGAAACCGCTCGAACTCGTCCAGGTCGTCGATCCCGTACCGCTCGGCATAGCGATCAATGGCGGACCATGGGATAGGCCCGCAGCCTCCCATGGCGCCGATCGGACGATCGGAGGAGAGGTCCGAAAAGGCATCACTCGCGAACTGCAGGTGAGGCCAGAGGTCCGGCTGTTCGAGGAGCGCCTTGGGCTGGAAATCCGGGTCGGCCTCGACCTCGGCTTGCAGCCATTGCAGGTGGTCAGCCCATTTTAGGGACCAGCGGAGGCGGTCGGCGAGTTTCCCTCGTCGGCCTTGTCCGCCTCCGCATCGTCCTCGCCGACGACGCTGGCCGCATAGATCACGGCTTCGCGGAAGCGCCGGAACTCCGGCTTGGTCAGGTACTCTCCGGCCACCTCCTTGGAATAGGGCAGCGGCGAGCCGTCCTCGTTCTCCAGGCCGCCCCAGTCCATCAGCACGGTTTCGCGCAGACAGATTGCGGTGACGCGGTCCATCTCGTCGGGGTCGATCCGACCACCCTGGCGCTTGGCGCGCGGGATTGCATCGGTCAGCTTGCTCTGGAGTCGGCGAAAGCGGGCGTTCTGCAGGCCGCAGACTTTCAGCCTGAGGTCACCCATCTCGGGGATATTCCCGACCCAGGCACCGCCCTCGATCTTGGCGGCATCGACTTTGAGGGAGGAGAGCTTCACGCGTCGGCGTCCTTCTGTGCGGGGGTGGCGGGCTCGGCCTTCACCGGGCTCTTGGGGGTGGCGACCTCGCGGGCGAGGCCCTTGCCTACGAGGAGGTCGGCGTAGGCGACGGATAGCTCGGGCTCGTCGCCCTTGGCGAAGACGCGCTCGTCCTTGCCGTTGGGGTAGCCCGAGAAATCCGAGAGGATGGTGACGGTCTTCATGGATGCGCCTCCTGTGGGCGGGGCTCTCAGGCGACGAGGCGCGTGATCTGGATCGAAGCCTGGGTCGTGGGATCGAAGACCCCGCGGAACGGGATCGACAGCATCGCGTCGTCGGTGTTGCCGCCGGGGTTGCGAGCACCGTCTAGGAAGCGGGCCTTCGGGATGAGGAAGGTGTATTTCTTGTTCGCCTCGACCCCGACGGTGAAGGAGATCGCGCCGGCCCCGTGATCGAGCACCGCCTGGTACTGATCGTTGCCCTCAAAATAGCACTCGACCGTGCCGGTGACGTTGCAGCGCCCGGCGCCGAACTCGGCGCTGGTGAGGGTGCCGACCGCGTCGCGGATGCGCAGTTCGTTACCGATCTCGAGGCTCAGGCTCTTGACCCGGAACGGGGTCGTGGTGCCGCCGACCGAGAGCGTGCCGACGTTGGCCGAAGCGGTCGCGGGCTGCGTGGTGGCCGCGGCGGCGTAGGTGGCGCCGGTGACGATAACCGAGTCCAGGGCTTCCTCGGCGCCCATGAGGGCGAACGAACCCGTCACTTTCTGCCGCGACGGCAGGCTCAGCGACATGCTGTTCACCGCGACGCCGCGGAAGCGCGAGAACGAGCTGGTGCCGCCGAAGTTGAGGGTTTCCTCGACCGTGAAGGATGGGCGCAGCACGCCGTTCTTCAGGACGTTGGTCGCCCAGGCGCCGCGAAGAGATGCGGCGATGAAGTCGTCGAAGGTGTCTCCCGACAGCTCGAAATCGTAGGAGCCGGTCACGTCCTTGCTGACCATCAGCTCGTCGCGGATATTGCGATCGGCCTGGATCTCGTCGGAGACGACGGTGCCCTTGCTGCTGCGCAGCGACCCGCCGGTGATGCGCAACAGCTTGAACGACGGTGTGGCCGGGGTCACTCCGAATGCGGTCTCGGCGACGTAGGCGGTACGCCGCTCGCTGCCATTGGCGAAAGCCATGGTGCTCTCCTGATGGTTTCGGAAAATGGGCAGGGCGCGGCGCGCGGCCCGGAACACCCCTCGTTGCCGAGAGGATGGCTTGAGCGGCAGGGCCGCTGTGATCAGCCGAGCGTGTCGTGCTCGTAGGGGACGGTGACGGAGAGGGTGAAGTACGGACCCTCGTCGTTGCGGTCGTCGATGGCGGGCGATGACGGCGCGTAGGTGCGGACACCATCGAACACGCGTCCGCGGAAGAGGGCTGCGAGCTCATCTGCCCAAAGCGAGGCCGTCGCGGCGCCTTTAGATCTGCCGACGTTCAGCACAAGCCGGATGGCGCCCTCCTCGCGGTAGACGTTGGCGCCAGGCGACCCGATGCTGATCTGATTGCTGATCGAGATCGGGTACTGATGGACCAGGAAAGCGGTGCCGGCAGCTGGGGTTCGGCCGTCAGCCTCGTTCGGCCCACGGACGGGGCATCGGGTCCAGTTGTTCGCCAGTCGCGCCGCGACGGCCGTGATCACAGCGTTACACGCCATGGGTCAGGTCAACGTGACGGTGATGGCGGGCACGCGCGTCTCCCGCTCCAGGCGCATAGCCGACCGCCTGGCTGGCTGTTCTCGCATGGCTTTGCGTTCGGCTCGATTGGCGGCGCCGGACACGTAGGAAAGAAGCGGCGACTCATACCCAAAGCCGACGCGGACACTGTTGCCAAACCGACGATCTGCCATGGCGGCGGCAGCCTCATAGACGCCGGACGGCGCCTGCTTCGACAGACCCTTTTCGATTGGGCGGCTGTAGGGCTGCACATTCATGAACACGTAGCGATCGGCAGGCGGTGGCTTCAGCGGATCGACCTGAAGACCATCGGCGAGCAGGATGTGCGACTCGGAATAGCGGCCCGACAAGACGGGCGAGTGGGTGACGAGCTGCGCGTAAATCCAAGCCAGCGCCTCACCCGCCTGTCCGAACCGAAATGCAACGACCCCTTGGTCCGCGTTAAGACCATCGAGAGAAGCCGCGACGCGGCCATCCACGATCGTGTCGTGCTTTGGCTCGCGACCGTATTCGGTCCGGTAAGCGTCCTCCGCCCTCTTCATCGCCTCACGTGCGGCTGCCGTCACGACGAGGCGACGTCGATCGGGAGACAGGGCTTCGGCGATAGCAACGCGAATGGCCTCACCCGAGGGGCCGGAACGAGCAAAAGCCATCAACCGCGCACCTGGCAGTTGATCCGCACAACGACATTGGCGATGCGCACCGGGTTAGCTGTCTCGACGTTGTGGACGCGTCCGTCGATGATGAGCAGGTCGTTGCGCTCGACGGGAACTGTCGAGAACGGCCCAGTCTGGCCGGTGGGCGAGAAAATAACCCGGCGATCGCCCTGGACGATGCCGCCTACCAGTTCCGTGATCGCGTAGTCCTGAACTGAGGCTCGCGTGCCAACCTCGATCGGGTCGCCATCCAACACGATACGCTGAAGCGTGACGTCCTGCCCATGGTCTGCGATCTGCCGATCCAGCATGGCAATCGCCGCAGCGGGGCTCATGCGAAAAGCATCCTGCGATACTGCGATAGGGTCGCTTCAGCCTCGGGATGGGGGAGCGCGGCGTTCGCGCCCTGAACGTAGAAGTCGCGGCTGCCGATGCCCTCGACGCTCTCGGATTTGATCGTGGCGTCACGGCCCGCAACGGAGACCGACACGCCTACAAGCTGGATCACGGCCCGTTCGATGTCGGCCGGCAGATCCTCTGCGGTCGTGGTTGACGGCTCGCCGCGCTCCTCACCCGGCAGAAGCCACCCGGCCTCGTACTGAACGACAACGTCCCTCCCGGTCCAGCACCGGCGCTCGTCGCCCTCCATCCGGTAGAGCACGCGGCCGTCTGTGGCGTAGGCGCCCGACGCTTGGAGGGTGCCGCCGACCTTGACGCTCATAATCGACACGACCGGCGAGCGGTCGAGCAGAATGCCGCCATCCTCGGTCACGGAGCCATGCCGGCAGAGGTCGATGCGCTCGCGCACCGTTTCGCGTCCGAATACGCGCCGACAGTACGTGGCGGCCTGTTGGGATGCCTGGTCGATCCACCGCAGGACTTGTGCCTCGACCGCTGCGCCCTCGGTCAGGCCGAGGTCGCCGCGCACGTTGGCGACGGTCGTCAGGCGCTTGGCCGTCGCGGGAATGATGACGGTGACGCTCATCAGTTGCAGATCACTCTGACGGTCACGGAAACGGTCGGCATGTTGACGTTGGGCACTGCCGTCTCAAATGGGCCGGCGTTCAGGAGAAGCGTGCCGCGCGACCGCTTCGCCAGGACCGTGGCGCCTGAAAGCGTCTGCGCCGTGACGCCGCCCATGATCTGGATGTCGTTGCTCCAGGTCGGGATCACATCGACGTCGGGCGTCGAGGTGCATGCTGTCCAGGAGTAGGTGACGATCCCGCTTGCGTTGGCGTTGGCGGTGTAGCGTTCGACGCGCTTGGGGGTGCCGGCTGGGCCTACAACACCCTGAGGGCCTGCCGGGCCAGTGGCTCCGGTATCCCCCTTCGGACCAGCCGGGCCGTTCGCGCCTGCCGCTCCAGTTGCTCCGGTAGTGCCGGCCGGACCCACAGGTCCAGCCACGCCATCTGCGCCGCGAGCGCCAGTAACACCGTCTGCGCCGCGAGGTCCTGTTGAGCCTGGGGCACCCGCAGGCCCTGTTGTACCAGCCGGTCCGGCATCACCCTTCGCTCCCGTCAGTCCTTGGGCGCCTGAGCTTCCCGCAGCACCTTGAGCGCCCGTTGCGCCTGCTGGTCCACTCGCACCAGTCGGGCCAGATGGCCCGGTGGCACCCGCGGGGCCAGGAGAACCCGTTGCGCCCGCAGCACCTGTGTTGCCCTTTGGTCCGACATTGCCCGCGTCTCCCTTTGCACCGTCAACGCCTGGGGTGCCGGGCTCACCCTGCGGCCCTTGGGCGCCAGGGGGGGCGGCAGGGCCGGTGCGCTGAACGCCGTCGCCCATCATGGGGCTGCTGGCGCGGAGGTTGGCCTCGGCCGGGCTGGTAAGGGCTATAACGACGAGGGCGAGCGCGAGGGTCCGCATCAGCCGCCCCGCCCATACTGGAGTTCGGGATTGCACTCGGTGGTCGGCGTCGCCGTCGCGATCAGCGAGACGAACGCGGGCGTGCTGGTGCCCAGCGTCTCTGAGGACCGGGCTAGAAACCGCGTGCCGGTGGTGAGCGTGACGCTCTCCTGCATGCTGCCGACCTTCCGAATGCGGACGTCGACGTTGCAGGGGTTCACGAACCGATAGGACGTTGCGTCCGCCGGCTTGGTGATGGCGAACTGCTTTGCCGTGGTGGTGATGCCGTCGAAAATGATGGGGTCGCCCGTACCCGAGCGGACGAAGGGCGTGGAGAGCACCGTCAGGGGCGTCAGCGGGCCGCCGCAAGGGGCGGCTTCGCGCGGGGCGCCCGTCGCGCAGAAGAGGACGTTGCCGCCTACGAGGCCCTGTCCATTAGGGAGGCGCCACGGCTCGTAGCTGGATTGCGCCGCGAGGCCGACGATGATCGCCGCCCCAAGGGCGATGGTCGCTAGCGGGCGACGCATCGGATTTAGTCCCGAGGGAGGGCGCGGCGTCCGCGCGGCTTGCCGTCGTTCTCAATCTTGCCCTCGGTCGCGCCGTCGACCCGCTGGTCTTCCGCGGCAGGCAGAGCCGAAGCCTCCGACCCCTCGTCGTCATGCGCCGATCCGTCGAGCATCCGAGCGAAGCCGTTGGCGGTGAGTTCGACCGCGTGGGGGCGCTCGACCTCGTAGGCGGGGCTGTGCGAGTGCTTGGTTTCCGCACCCTCCATGTAGGAGGTCAGCGGCTGCACCATCACGGTATCGGATTTCGCCATGGCGGCAGTCTCCAGAGAGAGGGAGCCGACGGCGCGAGGGCGCCGCCGGTCGTTGATGGTGATGCTCACGGCGTCGCTTAGACGGTGGTGAGCTGGCCCTGGACGAAGGCGGCCGGGCGGTAGACGGCGAGCGCCAGACGCTCCTCCGCGCGGATCGTAATCATGTTCTTCACGAAGTCGTCCTCGTTCTCGGTGGAGAGCAGCACCTCGATCGCCATGCGGTCGAAAAGCTGCGCGCCGAGGCGGAAGGCGCCGACGAGGAACTGGTTCACGGTCATGGCCAGGGTGGTGGCGACCGGCAGGCCCCAGAGACGCGGGGCGATGTTGCCCTGCGGCGAGCCGATGATGTAGCGGCCTTGGGTGTCCTTGGTGAGCTCGATGCGGGCCCAGTCGGTGTCGTTCAGGCAGATGCCGGTCGCCGGATAGAGAGCCAGCGTCGCCTGAAGGATGGCGAGGCGCAGGCGGTCGATCGGGGTCTCGGCGGTCGGCACGAACGGCGCGGCGTAGGCGGATGCCTGGGGGATGATGCCCGTCAGGTTCTGGCCGGTGCCGTTGCCGTAGAGGATCTGCGCCTCCTCGACGAACTCCAGCCCGTAGCGGGCGCGGCCGTCGATGTAGGAGACGAGGCCCGGCGCATCGTCGAGCAGCTGGCGCGAGCCTTTGAAGATGTGGGCCAGCGTGCGGACCGGCGCCGACTTGAGGTCGAACGTCAGGTCAGACTTGGGCTTGAGGGCGCCCTCGGCCACCATCGCGGCGGCGTTGGTGAAGCCGGTCTCCACCGGGTACTCGATGTTGTTCGACGAGGTCTGACCGGGGGTGATCAGGTCGCGAACGCGCAGCGGGCGGTCCGGCAGATTGACGATGCCCTGGCGGTCCGTGACGACCAGGGACGACCCCACCGAAGCGGTCGCGCCGAGGGTGGCAGGGGCCGTGGTGATGTTCTTCGTCTCGACGGTGGCGCGGATCTGGCCGCGGTACTGCGAGCCGTGCTCCTTCACGCCCTTGAAGCCCTCGCTGTCGGCGAAGTGCTGACCGATGGTCTTCAGTTCGCTGCCGCCTGGGCCGCCGCGGCGCGCACCCTTCTGCTCGACATCCGCGAGACGGGCGTCGAACTCGGTGACCTTGGCGTTCATGTCGATGATGGCCTTGTCGGCCGCCGCCTTGGTCTCCTCGGTCATCTTGCCGAGGTTCTTCATCTCGCCTTCGGCCTTCTCGGCGAACCGCTTCACCTCGTCGGTGGCGGTCTTCAGGCCATTTGCCAGAGCCTTGAACTCGGCGTCGCCGGCTCCGTTCTGGTTTCCAGCACCGGCAGCAGAGCCGGCGTCGGGCGGGGCGAGGTGGATGCGCGGGCCGATCAGGCACGCGAAGAGAGCGGCGCCGGAAGCGCCGCGCAGGACAGCGCGGGTCATGGTGATACTTTCCGTTGGGTTAGGGGAGCTTGAAGCCCGTCAGGGCTGTGCCGAGGTCGGACAGGGCCGCCTTGGCTTCGGTGTCGGCCTGATCGCGCCCCTCATCCCGAGGACTCGCCTTGAACAGCCGCGCGGCCATCGCGTCTGCCTGGGAGTGTGAGAGCCCCAGCTCCTCCCGGAGCCAGGCCTTCACCTCCCGATCGTTGATCGCACCCTTGGTCCAGCCGGTGAGGCCTTCCGGGGCGCGCGAACCTGTGAGGGCCTGATAGGCGTCGCGGAGCGCATCCATCAGGAGCGCGCCGTCCTTCGCCGACTGGCCGTAAAAGTAGGAGCCCATGAACCCGTCATGGATGCGAAGGGCCGCCTCCAGGCGCTCGGCGGCGGTCGCCGTATCAGGGTCCGTCAGCACCGATGCCTTGAGCTCGGCGCGGGCGAGACGCTTCATCTCCATGACGCGCGCCTGAGCGTTGGAGGGGTCGTCCACGAGGCTGATTTCGCCGAGGTGGAGGGACTTCAGGGTGCGCTTCGGCTCGCCCGGCTTCTGGCCGTAGGTGGCGCCGTTCTTCTTCACCCGGTAGCCGATGGACAAGCCGCCGAGGGCGCCGTCCTTGACGAGCTCGTAGCGCATCCGGCCGGCATCAGTGTTCATGCCGGACAGCTTGCCCTCGACCCGCAGACCCTTGTCGTCTTCCTCGACACTGGTCCACACCCCAACCGGGACACCATCGCCGCCGTAGACCCCGTGCATGACGTGCATCGGCACGCCGCGGCCCTGCGATTTGCGCTCGGCCAGGGACTCCTTGAAGGCGCCCGGCAGGATCACGTCGCCGTGGCTGTCGACATTGCCGAACATGGCGCCATAGCCGGAGAACACGCCCTCGGCGGCATTCTCAGCGAACTTGAGCTCCAGCGGAGCGACGAAAACATCAGGCTGCATCGTTCGCACCTTCAGGGTTGGTGCCGTCTGGCGGCGCGTCTGGGGGCGGCAGCATGGTGCCGCTTGCCGGCTGCTGGCCGAGCTTGTCGATGGGGAGCATCGCCGACTGCATGAAGAGGCTGTCGCCCCCCGGAAGCGGCGGTTTGTTCTCGCGGGCGCGGATCTCGTTGGGGGTACTAAGGCCGTTGGTGACCTCGGCGCGGTAGAGCTCGGCGCGGCCCTTGCTGTCGGCCCTGAGCAAGCCCTCGACATTGAACTCGGGGAAGTAGCGAAGCTGCTCGGCTGCCGTCAGGCATTTCGACCAGATCGCCTGCTCTGCCGCCTTGAGGTGGGATCGCAGGGTGTAGGTCAGGAACCAGAGGTTCATCTGTTCGAGGCCGGTGCCCCAAGCCGTCGATTTCGACATGTGCCCGATCATCACCGGAGACACGCCGAACCAACGGCAGATCATCTCGACGTTGTAACCGCGGGTCTCCAGAAGCTGCGCTTCCTCGGGCGGGATCGTCAGCGACTCGAAGCTGAAACCGCCCTCCAGAAGCGGCACGGCGCCTGTCTGGTCGGCGCCCTTCCAGCTTTGGATCAGCGCCTTGGAATCCTGCCGCTGCTCATATGTGAGGAACACCGGCGACTTCAGGAAGCCCGAGGGCCGCATCATGTTCTTGAAGAACCGGCCCGCCGAGCGTTCCGCACCCATCGCGGTGCCCATGCTGTGCCGCCCGGCCGCGATGGCGGACATCCCGATCTGCCCGTCGAGCGAAAACCCCTTGAGGTGGAGTACCTGATCTTCGGTCAGGGTCTGTGTGATGCCCTGGAAGGCGTAGCGGTAGGTCAACGACCCGTCGATTTCGCGAGTGACCTGGACGCGATCGGGTCGCATCGGCAGAAGCGCCACCACCCGGTCACCCGCACCCCGCACGATCTCCGCGTAGGCGTTCCCCCAGAGCAGCTTGCAGGCGAACATGGCCTGCCAGAACTCGACCGCCGTCATCTCGGCGTTCGGCTTGTCGTGGAGCACCCGATAGAGCGGGTGGCCGGTGGCAACCGTGCTGCGCCCGAGCCCGTCGCGCTCGTAGAGCGGCAACGGTAGCGTTGCGATCGTCTGCGACACGAGTCGGGTACAGGCCCACACCGCATCGAGCGTCAGCGCGGTGTCGACGGTGACCCGCTCCCCGGCGTGGTTCTCCTCCCCACCGAAATACGAGATCAGGCGCTGGTCGGTCAGGCCCAACCCGCGGGCGACCGTCAGCGCCGCCTTGCGGAAGAGGCCCATACGCAGTCCTGTCGTTCGGTCAGGCGAAGATCGGCTCCGAGAGGAAGCCGCCGAGGTTGGCGTTGGCGGGCACGGCCGGGTTCAGCGACATCGGAACGACGGCATCGAACAGCGACATCACCGGGTCGATCTTCGCGTCGCCGGCATTCTGCTTCGTCGCCCGGATCGCGGTCGCGGTGGGCTCGATCTTCAGGTTGCCCACGGCCCAGGCCATCAGGCTCGATCCCGAGTGCCGGAGTGTCCCGTTCGCCAGCTTCCGCTCCGCGGTCTTGATGGCGTTCATCATGCCGTAGCCCTGGGGCACGCCGACGAGGAGCTTGGCCTCCTGGGTCACCCCGATTTCGGCCATCGCCTCGATGAACTCGCCGAGCCCGGCCGGGTCGACGCCGACACAGGCAAGCAGGCCTGCGTCTTTGATGCTGGCGACGATCTCCACGATCTCCGCGATGTCGCCGAGTTCGTCGTTGACGATGGTGAGCTCGCCGGCCCGCTCGAAATCCCGCAGGCGGGCCGCGATCGACTTACGCCGCGTCAGCACGCCCTCATGGCACCAGGCGTGGGTCCAGGCGAGCCAGTCCCGCGTCACCTTCTCTCGGCCGAGCACTGTGAGCCCGAACAGATCGTCGAGGCCGCCCCCGTCGATACCGACGCAGACCACCTCACACCGGTCTAGGATCTCCCGCAGCCCGGCCCGGTCGTCCTCTGGGGGGCAGGCGAGGCCGGCATCCGCTCGGGCGGTCCAGTATTCCGATCCGGACCAGCGATTGGCCCGGAGGTTCATTCCGATCTCGACGTTCAGGTGCTTCGCCAGGAAGGTCCGGCGGGTGTCCTCACCCTTGGCCTCTTCCTTACGAAGCTCGTCCTGCAGCCACTCCCGGCTGACGGAGCGGTCGATGTTCGGGTTGGTGATGTAGAAATTCTCGGGGTCGAGGTAGGCCTTCGCCTCCACCATCGCCTTCGGGAACTCGTAGAGCAGGCCGAAGCTCTTGGGGTCGGTGATCTTGCCGTCCCGCACGTCGCGGAAGTAGTCCAGCTTCGCCTTGAACACGCCGGCTGGCGGCTCGTCGCTCTGCGTCGAAAGCGAGATGACGAAGCCTTCCGGCCGGGAGACCAGACCGCCCGTCGCCTCGCGCAGCATCGCGTCTGCCTTCGGGCGCTTCCCGAAGATCCAAAGCTCGTCGATCAGGATGCGACCAGCCTTCTTGCCGGACACTGTGTCCGTGTCCGCCGCGACCACCTTCAGCGCTGCCCGATTGCTCAGGTGGGTGATCGTCTTGAGGTGGTCCTGCACATGCAGGAAGCCGCCCTCCCCCTGCGAGGCGTCGAGCTCGGGATCGGCGCGCACCATCGCGGCTGCGGGCTTGTAGGCGTTCTGCGCGACCTCAATCGTCGGCGCGAGGATCAGCACCTCTTCCTCGTGGCGCCAGTTGATGATGAGCGCTGTGAGCATGATGCCGGCGCCGAGCGTGGACTTCGTATTCTTCTTCGAGATGAGCAGGAAGAACTCTCGGACAAGCTGCTGCCCGGTCTCCTCGTCGTAGGCGCCGAAGATCGCAGCCACGAAGTCGAGCACCCAAGGCTCGCTCACCTCGCCGAAAGTCGGCTTGCCCGGCAGGTCCACGACCCGCAGCGACTTGAATACCGCGAGCGCGTCCTGTGCCGCCGCAGGGAACAGCGGCTTGAACGGAATCAGCGACCGCCCGGCGACGATACGCTTCTCCCAATCGGGGCACGCCGTCGTCCACTCGGGCTTCACGTGTTGCTGGCCACCAGCCGCGGGCCGCTACGCTGGGCGAACTTGCCGCCGCTCGACGTCGCCTCATCCGCGCCCGCCTGGCGCTGCTTCTTCTTGCCGTCCGGGACGGCCGCTTCCGACAGGGTCTTGGCCGCCAAGGCAAGGTTCTTCAGCGTACCGGCCCTGGTGGACAGGCTCACCGCCTTCATCATCGCCTCGCGACGCCCGCCGTCGTTCTTGCCCGGCGTCGAAGCGACAATCTCCTCCTCCATCTCGCCGAGGTAGGAGGTGGTGACCTCCAGTTCATCCATCATGCGGACGACGAGGTCGCGACCGCGGTCAAGGATGGCCTCAGGCTTCACGGGCTCCGCGTCTGCCGGCTTGATGCGGGCAACGAGGGGCGCGACCACCTCGTCGAGGGTGGGGGGAAGCTGCGGAGCCGGGCGCGGAGTTTCGCCGCCAGGACGAGACCACCCCTTCTCCTTCGCCTTGAGGCGGATCGCCTTTTCAGAGCACCCGAACCACCGGGCTATCTCTCTGATTGAGCTTGTGCTTTTGCTGAAATCGCGCTCGATCCCGGCCCAATCAATAGGTTTTTTTGCCTTGGCCATGGCTGCGATGTCCGCGCTACTCCGCACTACCTAAAACGACCCACCAGGATAAAATCTGCGAATGCGATCCCATGCGGTAGCGACCCCTTGGCATCCCAGACTTTAGACCGCCCCCCCACCCCTCGCTGGTGGCCGCACGCGGTTCCTTGGATGGCCCAGGACGCCCGCAGGCCCCGTTCGGCTAGGCCGGCATCAACCCCATGCGCCGCGCCCGCTCAGCGGCGGTCTTGATGCCATGGTGCGGCGGGCACAGCGCCTGCCCGTTCCTTGGGTCCAGCGGGTCACCGCCATCTCGGCGCTCGACGATGTGATCGGCGTAGAGCCGGACCCCGCCGCGCCTGCCGTGGGCCGTGCATCCGGGCCATTGGCACTTCCACCCGGCTCGCTTCAGCACCTCTTGGCGCCAAGCAGCGTGCTCGGGCGTCAATAGCTCGGCGTCGGCTACTTTGGGGGCTGGCCTCGCCGTCCGCGTATCCAGCGTCCCGAGGCGTAGCTTGAGGGTGGTGAGGCGGGGCATTGATATGGACCCCACGTGAGAGGGCTCGGCAATGCGCGGTTGCAGCGGGGTCTCGACACAAGGCGAAGGTTCGGCCAGGATTGGACCCGGATCGGCAGCAGGATCCCGGGAGGCATCCTGGGGCACCCTTGTTCCCTATCCGTAACGCCGTGCCCGAGGCTCGTAAGGCGCACTTTCGGTTTCGCCACCCGATAGCGGGCTAGGGGATGCACACGACGCCGTCAGCGATGTTTCTAGGGCATTGATGACGGGCCGATGCTGCCATGAACGGCGGTCGTACCGTTCGATGGTGCGCTCAGATCGCAACCCCAAAGGGTCTGCGGCCGGCTGCGACCCGAGGGTCTTCTGATGAAGTCCAATCTCGGTGTCACCATCACGATCAAGATTGATTTGGCTCTTTGCCTTACGGCGATTGCTGCGATCCTCAAGATCCTGATGTAAGAGGGGCGGGCCGCTACTTCGGTGGCGGCCTGCTCTCTTCGTCCACTGCGTGTTTTGAGAAAGCGCACCCCTAAGGGCACATTGACCCCAATCGCCTCGTCTCTCGGACGTGGGCCGGGTCACCGAAGAGGCAAGACTGCGCGACGCGCTATCGCCGTAGACGGGATATCCTACCCGACATAATGTCGCGCGCGCGCGCGATGTCAAGCCGCCTCGGGTAGTGGGTCAGTTTGAAATTTTTAGAGCCAAGGCCAAATGAGGCTCTTTGCGTTTCGCTTTAGGTGCACGGGTAATGACGCTGTAGGGTTTCTTAAATTATGAGTTTGAACAAAAGTTATGTTATCATAAAAATCGTCCAAATAGACTTTTCTTAAACGCCCAGGATACGCGTCCATGAGGTGCTTGTATGCGCTCGTCATTCCGTCGCTAAACGCCCAAACTTCAACTGACCAACCTCGCTTTAATGCCCGTTCTGCTTGCTGTGGGAAGCTAGTTCCGAAGTCGGAAATCTTTCCGTCGCCGCTTACTATGACAAGCGTCTGCTCGCCATCATAATCTAGGACCGCATTTGCTATTTTTAAATGTGCAATTTCATCAACGGCTTGTTCAGATGTCGTGTCGTCGCTATCAATGATTCTTTTCAGTATATATGTTTCATACCCTCTATCTTTCGCTTTCTGCCAGATTGAGGCTGCGGCACTCTTTTCTGACCCGACAAAGACCCGCGTCGGAGTTTCACTCCTATTTTCAAGAGCGTCAAAGAAATTATCTAGGTGCATTCTGATGCCAACCCATGGGACTTGTGGCTCTATGCGAGCTGCTGCCCCGGTCATAGTGCTATAAATATTGGAGTTATCTATAATAATATGCCGACTCATATCTATTTGTTTTCCTTATATTTGTTATACGGACCGCGCTTGCTCGGCTTTTCATCTGCGGCCTCGACCAGCGCAACGATATCGCCAATTTCTCAAAGCCGGTCAGTGACGCCCGCCGCCATCGCCGGGCTCACCCGCAGTTTCGCATGCAGCCGCACAAAGTTGTAATACATGAAGTGTGGCGCCACGGCGTAGGCGTGGTTCTCGACCTTTTTTTGAGAACGCGTTCGTGAGTCGGGTGAACCGACGCATGTGCATCCGCATCGTGAGGTTCTGACGCTCGACGTAGGACGTGGAGACGTGCGCCTCGTCGGGTGAGCCCTCGACGGTGGTCTTCTTGATCCCGGTGCATTCGGCAGGGCTGTAGCGGCCCGTGGCACCGCCGGGAGCGTTCCCGTAGATCTTCACGAGCTGGGCGTAATCCACATCGGCACCGAAGGCGTCTTCGACGGCCTGCAGGTACGCCTTTTGGCCGTCTGACGTGAGCTGAACGCGGTTGGCGAGGCGGGTCTTTAGATCGTCAATGAACCAAGCGGCGCACTCACCGTCACGACCCCCGATGAAGTAGGACAGGACAAGCTTGCTGTCGGCGTCGATGGCGGTCCACGTCCATGTGTCGCCAGCGCCGTCCGGTGCCGCCACAGCGCCCGCTACATTCCTCTGCTTGGCGTAGGTGAAGCTCCAAATTTCATCGACCTGAACTCGCTTCGCTTGGACATTGCGGACGTGCTAATCGTGATAGGCGGCGCAGGCCCTGCCCGCATCAACCAACAGCGAGCCCGGCCTTGCGAGCGCGCTTCTCGAGCGTCGTCGGCTGTCCAACCTCAGCCTCTCCGGTCACCATATCCACGATGAACTTGGCGAGCTGGTTGGGGTCGCGGGGGCGCTTCGGGGTGGTCATCAGGTCCAACCCTTTGAACTTGGCTTTTTCGTCCCATGCGCCCATCGCGCTAAAGCTTCATGTCCCGCCGCCAGCGCTTCGGATTGCGAAGCATAGCTTATGGTGGATTGTTCAACGCATAGCGGTTCCGCCCCACGATAAATTTCCCACTTCCATGGGTTTGGCGGAATTGAGCGGTGCTTGATTTCTACTCGGAAGGCGTCAGGCGGCTTATCCATCATGCGCTAGCATGGCACGGGTCGATGACCGCTCCAAGGCCGGGTCAACCCAATCAGATTTCAAACTGAGCCACTACCCCGCCTCGACCTGATTGATGTCCAATTCCAGCGGCGTTTCCCGTCCGAAGATGCTGACGGATACCTTCACACGCCTGCGATCCATGTCGATTTCCTCGACCATGGCATGGAAGCTGGCGAATGCGCCGTCCTTGACGCGCACTGCCTGGCCGATCTCGTAGAGCAGCACCCGCGCCGCCTCGACGTCGCCCCCATGGCCCGTGATGCAGTCGGCGAACGCCTGGAGGTCGGCAGGCGCGATGACCATGGCCCCACCGTCGGGCCGCTCCACCACGCCGCCACGGCGGTATCCGGTCAGGTCATCGTAGACGCCCGGGTGGCTCTCGACGTGCTTGATCTCCTGCCAGTCCTTGACGCCGACGAACAGCAGCCGGCGCAGCACGGGGATGAGCGCTACCCTGACCTTGCCGATGTCCGAGACGAGCCGCACGGCCTCTCGAGCTTCGAACACCGGCGTACCTGACGCCCGTATCTGTTCAGCCGCCCGAGCGGCCCACCGCGGCAGCGAGCGCACCACGTACCAGGTCCGACCCTCGTCGACCTCGAACCGCTCCATGGGCTCGCGGGCCGCCGTATGGGCGCCAGCACGGACCGTCTGCATGTTCACGGCCGTAGACCGCTTGACCGCCTGCATGGTCTTGAGGCGGGCCTTCTCGCGGCGTTGGGCGCGGCGCTGCTTCTTGGTCATGGATTCGATCCTCGATACGCTACGAGAGGATGGGTGTGTGGGCCGGCGGCAACCAGCTTTGGTGTGGTCCGCTACCGGATGGCCGTCTCGATCCGCTTCACCGTGCGATCGACCGCATCGGCTCGCTTCAGGATCTCCGCTCCTCGAGCGGTCAGGGCCTCCATGGCCTTGCGGAACTCGGCCGCCTCGGCGGTCAGCACCTTCGCCTCGGCCATGGCCTTCTCGACGTCCTCGCTGACGCCCGGCCCGAAGTTCTCGTCGCGGATCGTTGAGACCCAGGCGCGCGGGATACCAAGGTCCTCGGAGACGCGGGCATCGGACCATCCGGCCGAGTAGCCGGCCCGCTCGTCGATGTAGACCTCCTCCAGCTTCGCCCAGATCAGACGGCGCTCGTCACGGGTCATCTCGCGGGGCTTTTCGGCGGCGGGTGCGGCGGGCCGCGCCGGGGCAGAACCTGCGGAACTGATGGGGGTGGGCTGAGCCACTGGTACGCACTCCTCTGACTGAACGACGTGGAGGCGCCGGCGGCGGGCCTCCTGCTCTCGGTTGACGCAGGCAGGACAGAGGTCGTCGCGACCGTCGTGGCGCTTGCCGACGCGCCAGCCCTTGTCCTCGAACTTCTTCGGCACCTGGGTGTCGGCGACGGCCTGGCCGAAGTTCATCCGGCCCAAGGTCTCGCCGCAGCCGCAGGTGCCGCAGACGAGCCGGTAGCGCGGGACGGGCTGGCCCTCCTCGCGCACCGACGTCTCGGCGAAATGGCGGCGGCTCATGGCGTCGCCTCGCCGTAGAGGTACGCCGTCATCAGCGGTGAGACGGTGAGCCTGGATTCGTCGGTGAAGGCGATGACGCCGGTGTCGGCCCTCATGGTGTTAAGGGTGAAGAGGCCGGTCTGGATGAGCATCAGGACCGCATCCAGAACCTCGCCTTCGCAGCCGTCCTCGGACCTGCCGAGGAAGGTTCGAAGGTGGGCGCCGAGAGCGTAAGGGCAGATCGGCCCCGTCAGGTGGACCGCATACGCCACGGCTTGACCAAAGAGGGCGGCCCGCCACTCGGGCGAGCCTTCCTGAATGCGTGGGGGCTTGAGAGCCGAGAAGGCGGTGCTCATGCTGCGCTCGCCTCGTCTTCAGCGACCTGCTGCTCTGCCTCGGCCGCCACGGCTGCCTTCCGCTCGGCGAGGTCGCGCTCGGCCGCGATGCGCTCGGCCTCGGAATGGCCGGGCCTCAGCGTCACCGGCCGGGCGTCCGCGCCATCACCTACGGCCTTCATTCGAGCCTGGACCTCCTTCAGCGTCGCCTCACGCTCCGCCTCTGTCGGGCGCTCGGGCTCCTCCTCAGCCTCGAGCAGGCGCTGAAGCCGGACAATCTGCCCGCGCACCACGGCTTCGATGCTGAGCGCGATGGACCGGAGGCGGTGCTCCTTCGGTGCGAAGTCGAGATTGCGGCGGTCGCCTCCCACTTCGCCACGCCGCCACCGACGAAGGGCTTCCCGCACCGCCCAGGCCGGCAGGTCGTCGAGGGCATCGCGGTAGGCCTCGATCTCGATGTCGGCGAGATCGGCGTCCTGCCGTGCCGCGGCGTTGCGGTTCACGATCGCGCCGATGACAGCCAGGGTCGAAGCGATCGGCCCCGGCATCGAGGCCGCGTGCAAATCCTCAATGCGCCGCGCGATAGCCGCCCGCTGGGGACCAGTCGGCATCTTCGACCTCGGGATCGTCGCGACCTGGCCGGTGACGGCCTTGGTCGTCGGATCGAGGACCGTCCGCCCGTATCCCAGGTCCGATACCGCTGCGATTTGCGTGGCGAGCCAGGGCGGTAGCGACAGCAGAGTTTCCGGCTGGCTGACGTCCACGGCCGGGAGCAAATCCCGCGACGAGGCTGCCTGAATTTCCAACGCTCGGTTCATCGTCCCACCTTCCCTCGTTCAGCCACGTCGCAGGGTTGCAATAGGAGCGGTCGGGCGGCTTGGTGCGGATGTACCGCTGCACGCCGTCGGTGAGGGCAGCCCATGGCACCCGGCCTGAGCGACGGACGCGCTCGAAAGCCTTCTCGGCCGCTTGCTTGCCGACCTTGTGGGGGTAGCCAATCCACCAGAGCTCGAAGGCTTTCGGCGGGAAGCCGCCTCGATCGCCAACGAAGGGAAGGAGCTTGTCTCCTTCCTTCTCTTCTTCTGGTTCTAAGTCTAAGTGGTTGAACGGGCGTTCAACGGGCGTTGAGCCGTTTTGTTGATTTCGTTGATCTTTTTGCCCGTCGTTTTGATCGTCCGATTTAATGGACGCAACGTTCTTTTCCTCGACCGCCTGCTTTTGACGACGTGCGGCGCTCGCCTTGCCGGCCGCGGACTGGTCCGTGCGGCGCTCGGTCTGCCAACGGATCTCGTCATGTGTCGTCGCGCTGTCGATCCGGCCATCCGCAGTGCGGAGGAGCTTGCCGGCCTCGATCAGGCGCTCAAGGGCAGCCGAGGCCTTCCGCTCAGGCAGGCCCGTGCGCCGCGACAATGTCTTGCCGGTCTCGCCGACAGGCCCTCCGGTCTCATAGATGCGCAGCAGGGCGGTGACGTAGGTCAGCCCCTCGTCCGGATCGAGACCGGCGAGCGCGCCCAAAAGGGCGGACGGGAAGCACCTGAACCATGGCAGCCGGTCGGCCATGTCCGCGCTACTCCGCAGCCTGAGGGAAGCCGCGGATCTCGCGATAGACGTTGGTGACGTCCGCCTTTGCGAGCATGGTCACGCCTAAGACGCGCAGAAGCGCGAGACCGGCGCCTTCATGACCGGCAGCTCCAGGTGCCCAGGCATGAGACACTGCCCGGCCGCCTCAATCTTCACTCGTTCGGCAGGGGTTGTCGGGCGGGCCTCACGCCTTGCCTTCTCTAGGATCTCCTGCGCTGTGGGTGCGGCGCCCTTGATCTTGCGGGCCTTCTTCGGTGCCTTGGCCTGCTCATCCTGGTGCTGATCGACTTCCATCACGCTCTCCATCGGTGCAAAGGGCTGGTCGCTAGAGGGCGCTCAGACGCGCATCGGCATGAGGACCGCCATCGCGCCCGGAATGGTCTCGTCGGGCAGGATGCGGATCGGCTCTCCGGGGCCGGTGATGTGGAGGCGCAGGGTTTTCGATCCGATCTTCACGGCGGCGTCGGCAAGGCTGCGCAGGTACTCGGCGTTCATGCCGATGTCGGCGAAGGGCGTCGGCGCCTCGCAGGGCAAGCGCGTCGAGAGCTTGCCCGTGTCGGGGTTGCTGCTGATCAGGCGGATGGCTCCATCGCCGTGGACGAGCTTGATCGCCCGGCCTCGTTCGGTGCTGTTGGCCTTCGCCATCTGCAGGGCTCGCCGAAGGTCCTGCAGACCGAGGGCGCAGACGGACCCATCGCTGGTCGGCACCACTCGGCGCCAATCAGGGAAGGTCCCGTCGATCAGCTTCGCCCGTAGGCGAGCGCCGCCACCGGCGATCTCGATCTTGTTCGCACCCTTGGTGGTGTCCGGCCCGTAGCCGATCACCCTCGCTTCGCCGGCCCCGATCTGCGCCAGTGCGATTCCCACCGTATCCCGCGGAATGATGATCGGGGGCTGGTCGGCAACTTTGCCGGCAAGGTTCGACGACATGGAGACGAGGCGATGGCCGTCGGTCGCCGTAGCGATGGCAGTGCCGTCCTTGATCTCCAGGCAAACGCCATTGAGATAGTAGCGCGTCTCCTCCGTCGACATCGCGCCAGCCGCGCCGCCGACCAGGTAGGAGAAAACGCCATCGGGGAGCGTGACCGACCAGATTGCGTTGTCGATGCTAAGGACGGGGTGATCATTCGCCGGCAGCGAGCCATAGGTGATCTCGGTGTCGCCCGACCGAAGGGTCACGACGCCATCCGCGTCCCCGGTCAACACGACACCGCCCTCTGGCATGGCCCGAAGCATGTCGCGGAGACGATGCCCAGGAAGACAGGCGGCGCCCTCGCCGCGCGCCTCGATCTCCACGCGCATCTCGGCGTCGAGGTTCGTACCCGTCACCGCCAGGGTGCCGAATCCCATCGCGAGTTGCACGAACGACAGGATCGGGACGGTGTTGCGTCGCTCTATGGCAGTCGAGGCGCGGGCGACGGCTCGCAACAGGTCCGATCGCGGCGCCTCAACACGAAACGGTGCAGCCTCATTCTTCTTCGTGCTCATGGGACTGATCCTTCAGGCTCGGACTGAGGACAGGCCGGCGCAGTGCGCCTCCTGTTGACGAAGGTCGTATCGGTCGTCCTGCTGACGGCGCAGGACGCGGCAGACTGCCGGCTCACGCATCCCCAAGGCGGTCGCGATGGCCACGCTGTCGTGCCCTTCGCTCCACATGCGCTCGATGGTGGCGCAGGCTGACGGGGGCGGGCTGAAGTCGATGGAGAGGCGGTGTGGGGCCTTCATGCTGTGGCTCCCGCGAGGATGGCGTGGACCTGACCGATGGTGAGGCCGAGGGCGACGGCGATGTACTTGGGCTGCTGGTTCTCGCGGGCGCGGGTCTGAGCGTCGGCGACGTCGAGGGGGTCGATCGGCATCATCGTGAAGATCATCCGGACCAGGGTGCCAGTGGTTTCGCGGATCGCGGTGACGTGACGAATCCAGTGCTCGCCGTCGTCGGCGATGACGCCGATCTGCTTGGCGACGTCGAGCAGGGGCTTGATGCGATTGTCGGTGTCGCCCTTGAAGGGCGGCAGATGGATGGTGACGTCGGCCGGACCAGAGATCCGACCGGGTCGCTTGAAGCTGCCGACGAGGGCGGCGTGGTTCCGCCAGGACCGGTACGCAGCCGTCTTCACCCGCCCGCCCTTGGCACCGTTGGCGAACAGCTTGTTCGCGCTCGGGGGCATCGGGATCTCGATCGTCACCGATCCGACGATGGGCCTCTGCGTGTAGCAGGGGCGCTCGTCGGGCTTGAGACGACAGGTATTCCGACGCAGAGCTGAGGCGGAGATGGCTTCCATGGCGCTCAGACCATCCCGAGCGCCTGCATGTACATTTCGAGGATCGCCTCCTCTTCCTGACGCTCGGCGTGGTCCTTGCGGCGCAGGGAGACGATCTTGCGGAGAGCGACGACGTCGAAGCCGGTGCCCTTGGCCTCGGCGTAGACATCCTTAATGTCGCTCGCGAGGCCGGCCTTCTCTTCCTCCAGGCGCTCGATGCGCTCGATGAAGGCCTTCAGCTGATCAGCGGCGACGGACGAGGCGTCGACCGCCGGACCTTGCTCTGCGGCGTGCTGTGTGCTCATTTGGGCTTGCTCCTGCCAGGGACGATCTCTGGTTCCAGCGCCCGGCACCCCTGCTTCCAACCTGGGGTGTCGGGCGTTTTGCGTTCGGCGGGGCTATGCCGCCGGGAAGGCGTGCATCAGCGGGATGGTGGCGACCTCGCCGGACCGGCGGACGATCGCGACCGAGCCCGAGGCGCAGAAGTCGGGGCCATCGCAGCCGGGCATCACGAGGCGCTGGATCGGACGGCTCTCGGCCGCGAACAGTGCGGCGGGCCGATGCGTCACCGACCCCGTCGGATCGATGATGACCATGTCGCCGGGGACCGGGGTGGACTGACGGGCAAAGCCCAGCGGCACGTCCACCATGACGGGCTCGCCGTCGGGGGTGAGGGCGTTGACGTAGCCCTCGCCCATCATCGCGGCCGAGGTGATCACCAGGGCACAGACGGGACGGCAGATCTCGTGGTTGGGCGCAGGCGTCTCACCGAGGCGGTAGCGCCGGACGTGGTCGCCGTAGAAGCTGTGGTCGTCGAGGTGTTCGGTCATGGCCTCTCCTCGGCATCGGCACGGGGGTCGCCGTCGCGGTCCCACAGGCGGGGATTCCATTCGCGGGCGGGTTTCGCGCGGCTGGCGCGCATCGGGTCGACCCAGTCCGCTGCCTTGGCGAAGCGGGCCGAGAGCCCGATGCCCCAACTGCGAAGGCTGTCGGACAGCCACAGCCGGGCCATGATCTGTAGGCCGCCGAACCTCATGCGCGGCCTCCATCAAGCTGGGACTGCAGCGAGGCGATCTGCGCCTCCAGGCGCTCGCGCTTCTGCTCGCGCGCGGCCCTGTCGAGCCACGCGGGCGGGTCCGCCATCACGGCGCATGCGAGCTCGGGCCCGTAGGCCTCGAGAAGTCGCAGGAACGCCCACGAGGCCGGCGCCGAGCCGCGCTCCAACCACTTCGAGATCGTGTTCGCGCTGATCCCCGTGTCGACCGCGACGTTGTCGGCGGTCTTGGTCGGGTAGAGCGAGCGCAGGAAATCTGTGGTCCGTTCTTGGACAACTGTACGCTCGGCTTCACCCAACTGCGCGGAGTTCCCGTGCGACTTTCCCATGGCTTTCCCCGATGTTGTGAACATCGGGGTGGCGCTGGAAAGCGGGAGGCAGGAAGCGGATGACATCAGCGAGCCCCATGGATGGTGAGGGGGTACGCAGCACAGAGAACAGTGGCGACGCGTCCTGGGACGGATACGAGCGCGCCATACGAGAGGGATCGCGGCGCTACAGACCCGGCAAGGTCTGCAATCGACCGCAGATGAATGAGCGCGAGGCCGGCAAGCCGAAGCGCAGACAGATGGATGTGTTCAAGGATACGGCGACCGGACGCGCGGCAACGCGACTGGTCAGAACCAGCGCGAAAGAGCCGGCCACCCACAGAGGAGCGGCCGGCAAGTCTCAGGGAGGAAACGCCCAAGCAGGGCTGCCCCTCGCGGGGCCTCGTGACGCCACAACCGGGACGCAGGACAGATCCGGCCGGACGAAAGGGGTGCGTCGGGCCAAGGCGGGTCGTATCCGCCAAGAGCCCGACGATCGACCGGAACGACCCGGTGCGATGGGTGATGAGGATGCAGCCGGTCATGGGCGGCCACCCCAGGACAGCAGATCCTCGAAGGGGTCGGCCTGGCGTCTGTCGGTCCCAACCGTCAGGGCCACCGCAATGGCGAACCACACAGCGAAGACCAAGCACAGGCGGTCAGCGGCGGTCACTGGCGCGCCCCACGGCGGGCGCGACCGGCAATCGCCATGACGAAGGCGTTGTAGGCCGCGGCAGTGCCGATGACGGCCAGAGTGATGAGGGCGGCGCTCACGGGTGGGCGCTCGCTGTCTTGGGCAGATCGAGCGAGGTCGGGAGCGGATTGGCGTGCGTGGGCTCAGCTTCCGACCGAACCCAGTCGCGGAGGCCGACCCTGCCGTCGGTCGCGCGCTCTATGCGGGCCGCAACCTCGATCGACGGCACGCGCTCGCCGTACTTCCACTTCTTGACGGCATGCCCACTGCAGTCGCCGAGGCGCGCTGCCATGGCGTCGTCGTCGAGCTTTTCGTCGCGCATGTAGTCGAGGAGGTTCATGACACGAGACATTCCCCATTATGGGGATGTTCGTCAAGAGGGTTTCGACCCATCTTGGGGAGCGACTTGTCAGCCCCGGTCGATCATTGTCCCCGCTATGGGGAAAACTCCACGGGTCCCGAACAATCTGAAGCGCCTTCGCGAGGCGGCCGGCATGACACAGGAGCAGGCCGCCGAGGCCTTCAGCCTGTCGAAAAGCGGGTACATCAAGGTCGAGGACGGCGAGCGTGGGCTGAAGGCCGATCGAATCGCCAAGGCGGCGCAGATCTTCAACGTCACTCCCGCCGACGTGCTCGCGGCGCCAGGCGTTCCGGCCGGAATAGACATCGACCAAGCGCAGGAGATGACGGCCGCCATCAGCCTGTCTGGTCTGCCCGTGTTTGGCGAGGTGGCCGCGGGTCGGTGGATTGAGATTGACGACCACGTCGACGAGCCAGAATACGATCCGGTACCCGTGCTGCCGGACGCGCGCTGGAACGCTCGCGATCAGTACGGCCTCGTCGTCCGCGGGACCTCGATCAACCGCATCGCGCTCGACGGCGATATCCTGGCTTGCGTGAACGCCGTCGCCGCGCGGTACGTGCCTCGTGAAGACGACTTGGTGATCGCGGAACTGAGGCGCCACGCGGGGCACCTTCGGCAGCGCACGGCCAAGCGCTTCTCTCGGAAGAACTCCCACGTCGAGCTATGGCCCGATTCGGATGACCCGCGCTGGCAGAAGCCGATCATCATCCCGAACGGCGCCTCGCCCCTCGACTACCAGACCGAAGACGAGGACGGACGGATCGACGTGGCGATCGTCGCCCTCGTGACGTGGGTGCACCGGCCCATACAGAGGCGGAGACGAGGCTAATAATCATGTCCGAAGATATGGATCAACTAACTGAAGACGAGATAGAAGCATGGCGTGCGCTTGTCTTGAAAAATGATCCAGTCACGCTTAATGCTCGTGATATTGATAAGATTATAGCTACAAACTATCTGATTATGTCATCAATTTTTACTACACAAGAATTAATCTCGGCAATTATTGTAAAAATCAATGAAACCGGGGAGGTTAGGGGTGATGATATTAAGGAAAAAATCGTAAAATCTGGAAATGAATCAAAAAAGGTTTTGGCTTATTGCAACCATATCATGCAAAACTTTCTACAGAAAGGTCATCTTTCTTGAGCGATTTTACTGCGGCTCAACTTTCTGCAAAGCTGCGCTTGGTGCCCTTGAAGCCCGAGGCGTTGAATACGTCCAATTCTGATGATAGAATCAATAAAATGGCATCTGACCGTGAGTACGTCGATCTGAAATTAGAGGCGGCGGAAGCTCGCGGAGAAGCTCGCTTTGTCGAAATCAATGCCAAGCTAGACCGTCTTCTGGAATCAAGCGAACATTCGAGGGTAGAAATTGCTACTGCTCGCTCTGAGGTAAGACAGGACTACCGATCAACACGAAACACGGTAGTAGTGACTACTATTGCTACTGGGTTGGCTATTTCAGCATTAATACTTGCTATTATGACATATGGCGATGCAATATTTAGTCGCGGTATGTCGGTCCGTGATGTTGTTGCTGCCGCGGCCAAAGAGCAGGCAGAAAAGTCGCAACCACCCGTGTCGCTTCCGCCAGGCGTCAAGCCTGCGCAGCCGCTTGCAAGGTGAGTCAAAAGGGTAGCGCATCCGCCGACCCTGGCGGGACTATTACGTAGACGGCCAAGGTAATGGGTTAGCCTCCTCACCGAAGTCTCAGTGCGAGCCTGAGCTAAAACGGGATCGAGGTGGTATCCATTGAGAGGGCGACAATCCTCGCGTCAGCCCCGCCGCACCCGGTGCACTTAAATGGCGCGTCCTTCAGCATGCTGCCTATGTCTGGGATCGTCAGGGGCGTCTCCTCAAGACACGAGGCGAAGGCTTCGTTGGCGAACTCCCACGGCCTCGACCATAGGGTTCGCACGCCCTCCTCTCCGCATGCCTTGCAGCGCCGTGTGGCGATAATGTTGTGGCCGCAGGGGTTGTCCCAGATAACAGGCATGGGGATCTCCTAAAACGGCAGCGCGTCTGTGACGCCGGGCGGCACGATGCCGAAAACCTCGAGCGTGACCGCCTCCCCCTCGTCGAACTCGCCAGCGCCCCGGCGGTAGAACGCCGCCGATCCGGCCGCGTGGCCGCCGGCTACCTTTGCCGAAGCTGCGCGCCTCGCCTCGTCAGCGTCCTTGCACGCCAGGAACCGACCTGCCGTGAGCTTGCCCTCACGGTCGTGCAGGAACGTCTGGACGCCGTAGAGATCCTTGCCTGCCATCGGTTCGCTTCCTCTGCCTCTGGGCCTATGGAAGCGCCCAAATGAGAACGAAGCAAGAACATAATCCGGGCCTGTGGACGGCTGTGGATGAAGAAACTCGAAATCGCCCCAAAATGGGGTTGACGATCCTCCCCATAATGGGGAACATTGCTTCATCGCCGTACGCGATGGAGCCACCCGATGCCCACCCCTTTCAACCGCTTTGGCGACATCCCCCGCCGCCGCCAAGTCGGCTACTTGACCGCCGAGCGCGAGGCGCGCCGCAATGCTGCTAACGCCAAGCGCCGCGCCGAGGCTGAGGCCTCATCCGTTACCGCTGTCCGGTCTCTCATGGCCGTCCGCTTCTGGGCCGCCCCGCGCATCGGCGAGCGCCGCCGTGGTGACCGGTACTGCGACGGCACCACCGAGATTGGTTGCGTGGTCATTCGCGACTGCAGGGTGATTGCCCAGGTCGGCGGTGTCGACCTCCCCGACGTCTTCGAGCTCAGCCTTGCTGGCCGTGCCGCCGCGAAGCTCGCCGTCGAGCGTGCCGTGGCCGCCCGCGATCAGATCGCCGCCTGACGCCCGCGCCCTCCACGCCGGAGCCTCGGCGTGCCGCCTGCCCCATCCCCCGCCCATCCCTGTGAGGTCGTCATGAGCGCCCCGTTCAGCATGCCCGAGACATTCGAGCCCACCGCGACCGCCGATGACGTGATGGATCAGGCCCGCTTGGCCTGCGACCGGATCATGGCGATGGCCGGGATGGTGGTGCGCCTCTCCTACGAGGGGGTCACCACCGGGGATTTGGCGAAGGAGGGGCGCCGCTTCGCCGACGGCCGCCGCAACGCCATGGAGCTTGCGCTCGACGACCTGCGCAGCGTGTTCGTCCAGGCGCTGTCAGGGGCTCTGCCGCCCGACCACGGCTACGCCAACTCCACGCATCTCGCCGAGGCCGTCACAGCCCGGCTGAGCATGAACGACGAGGCGGTTCGGATCGCTGCCACCCGCGCGCCTGCCCGGCCCTGCGAGATCTGCGCGGCCGACGAAAGCGGGATGCGCGCCGCCCACGCTCGCGGCGCCGCCATGGTCGCCGCCCTCCCCGCACTCGCGCTGGCCTGACGCCATGGCCCGCACCTTCTCCATCTCCGAGGCCGTCGAAAAGCCGGCCGTGAACGATAATGGCCCGGCCGTCTTTGCCGTCACCGAGTGGACGCTGATCGGTTTCTGGTCCGGCGCGAGCGTGGCGATCGTGGGCATGGCTCTCTGGCTCGGGATCACTTGGCCATGAGTGCCGCGAAAGCCAAGCGGTCAGCACCGCAGGCGCCCGCGCTTCGGGTCGAGTTCGGTCGTCGCGACGAGGACGGCCGTACCTGGATCACCTTCTCCGGCGTGCCGCCCGAGCCCGTCACCCTGATCTGGCCCGGCCCTCTGCGGCAGGCTGGCGACATCGCACAGATCATCAACGCCGGACCCAGCGCGGTTGCCGCCATGCTCGCCGCCGTCGCCGATTGCCGCGATCCGGATACCGATTGCGCCCTGTCTCCGGCGACAGGCGGGAAGCTCGAGGAAGCCCTGGCGGGCTTTGGCGTGCGGTCGTGAAGGTGAGGGATCTTCCTTGCTCTGCCAAGGGCTGCGAACAAAACGCGCTGCTGCGGAGTGGCGGTGGCCCGGCCTGCAATCGGCACTACCAGCTTTGGATTCGGCATGGAAACTTTGATGGCCTCCCGAAGACGTCACGGGCGACCAGTTTTGAGTGCAGCCACTGCAAGGGGCGGTTTGAGCGCGCCTACGGCCTTGCCAAAAGCCGGCGCGCGAGACCTCAGTACTGCTCGCGGAACTGCGAGCTGTCTGCAAAGCGGGCGCGCGCGTTGGCGGCAGCATCCGAGAGCTTTTGGAGCCGAGTCGACAAGAGGGCCGATGATACCTGCTGGCCGTGGTCTGGGCAGATCAACGAGTCGGGGTATGGCGTCTGCAATCTTGTTGGTCACGCCACCACGCTGGCGCACAGGATTGCCTTCACTTTTTCGTCCGGTCGCGACCCTGGCGACCTGAACGTCTGCCATTCCTGTGACAACCCTCCGTGTTGCAATCCGAACCACCTTTGGCTCGGCACGCGCGCCGAGAATATCGCGGACATGGATCGAAAGGGCCGGCGCCGAGCGGCGATCCGGCGCGGAGTAAAGTCGAGTGCGTGCCGCCTCGGTGAAGCTCAGGTCATGGAGCTTCTGACTTCACCTGAGACCAACCGGCAGGCCGCCGCCCGGCTAGGTGTCACTCCGTCTGCAATCTTCAACATCCGAACTGGGCGGACATGGTCTCATCTGACGGGGCTGCGTCATGCGTAAGCGCCGCTCCGACAAGGTCCGCCTCCGCATCCTGAAGGCGCACAACCACACCTGCCACGTCTGCGGCGGCAAGATCGACCCCGGCGAGGGCTGGGACCTGGACCACATCATCCCGCTCGCCCTCTTCGGCGAGGACGAGGAGAGCAACCTCGCGCCAGCGCACCGCAAGGGCTGCCACAGCGCCAAGACGGCCACTCAGGACGCGCCAGCCATCGCCAGGGCCGTTCGTCGGGAGACCCGGCATTTCGGGGCCCATGCGCCAAAGCGAGAGATCCAGTCCGCCGGCTTTGCGCCGAGACCTCCGCAGAACCGCGCCACCAAGCCGCTCACCAAGATCGCCGTCGACAACCGGAGGCCCACGCCATGACGCGTCGCCTCCCCGCCCCGAACGCCATGAGGAACCCTGCCATGCTCACGCCCTTGGCCTCGCCTCCTAAGGTCATCGCGGTCGACACCGGTGGCCTCGCCGCAGCCGCCGCCAACCCGGCCGCGATCATTTTCGACCGGGAGGCGCGCTGCCTGCGCCGTGGCAATCTTCGGGTCAGCCTCCGGAGCGGCCGGGTCTACGGCCTGACAGGCCACATCCTCGGCGCGCTGCCGAAGACCGAGACATTGCGAGCCGAGGCAGCGCGGGTGGCCGATATTGGCACGTCCCACGACCTGTCGCTCTACCTGCGCCAGGTGAGGCGCAACCTGCATCCGTTCGGGCTCGGGATAGCGACGACGTGGGGTGGCCGCATCGTTCTGACGGCAGCGGAGGCCTCGCCATGCTGAGCCTCGCAGACCTCGCCTCGCAATACGACCTCGCCGCCCTTGGTGCCGCCCTCGAGGCTTCCGCCATCCATCAGGACCGCTGCCGGCGCCTAGCCGAAAGCATCGGCGTTCCGGACGACTGCCCCGAGACGCGCCGGGCTGTCGACGCCGTGGATGCTCACGCCGCTGCGACCGCCGAAGCTCATCGGCTCGTGTCGCATCTGCGCCGATTCCTGGCCGACGAGGGCCACCGCAGGGCTTCGCCTGCGCCGCGTCAGACCGCGCCTCGATCCGGGGCCCTGGCGGCTGCCATCGCACGGGTCAGGCGCATGGGGGCCCACCAGGGTCAGGCCGTGTCCGGGAGGCCGGCATGATCGCGCCTGCCCGCCGCAAGTCCACCACCCCCCTAACCCTGGACGGGGCTGTGGAGGGGGTGACCCATGGGTGAGATGTCCAGCCTCCGCGTCATCGCAAAGGTATCCGGCGGCACGGGCTCGTGGTCCGGCGCCGACGCCTACCAGCGCCGCACGGGTCAGCGCATCGAGGCTTTGTTCACAGACGTCCTTATGGAGGACCAAGACGCATATCGGTTTCTGATCGCTGGCGTGGCGACCTTGCACGGCGTCACGCTTCCTAAGGGCGCGCTGCCGGAGATCGCCGACTTTCCCGCGTGGGAGGACCGTGGAGCCTACAAGGCGTTCGTTCTGGATCTTGCCGACCGGACTCGCCGCGTCCTACCGGGGTTGCATTGGATTTCGGACGGCCGCGACCCTTGGGATGTGTTCGAAGCCGAGCGGTTCCTCGGCAACTCGTCGGCCGACCCGTGCAGCAAGATCCTCAAGCGGCACCTTTCGGACCGCTGGCTGAAGCAGCATTGCGACCCGGCTGACACCTTGGTCGTGGTCGGCATCGACCATGAGGAGATCGAGCGGTTCGAGGGCGCCCCGGCGCGTGGGACCAAGCCCGCAACCAAAGGCCTGCGCCGTCGAATGGCCGAGGCCGGCTGGACCTTCGTCGCCCCGCTTTGCGAGCCGCCTTACTCGTCGTGGCTTGGCCGCCGCAATCGCATCTTCATGGCGGGTCTCTGGCTCCCGCGCCTAAACGCCTTGGGCTTCAGTCACAACAACTGCGGCGGCGCCTGCTGCAAGGCGGGTCAGGGCATGTGGAAGCTGATGCTTCAGGTGTTCCCAGAGCGGTACGCCTACGCCGAGCAGCGTGAGGCCAAGATCCGATCCGTCCTCGGCGACGTGTCGATGCTCACCGATCGCCGTGGCGGCGGCAAGAAACCGCTCACGCTCGAAACCCTCCGAACCCGCGATCTCACCCGCGCCGAGGCTTCGGAAATGGGCGGCTGCGGATGCTTCTTTGGAGATGCAGCATGACCCCACCCCTGACCGCCGCCGTCCTCACCCCCGCCCTCGTCGCGGCCCGCTGGGGCTGCTCCGAGCGCCACGTCCGCAACATGGCGAAGCGTGGCGATCTTGGGCACTTTCGCCTCGGCGGCAAGCTGCTGCGCATCCCGCTTTCGGCCGTGGAGGAGATCGAGTGCCAGACCCTTATGAAATCGGGAAGCTCAACGGAGAGTGCGTCCTCTCGTTCTGGCGAGACGGCAAACGGAAACGTTACCGCCTTGGCACCTCTGACCCGAGCGAAGCTCGACGGCTTGCGCCTGCGGTCTATGCCGAACGGACTAAGCCGGAAGGCCGAACCGTGAAGGAGCTATGGGACGCCTACCTCGTGGATATGAGCGGCCGGGCCGTGGCCGCGATCATGCCCTACGAGTGGAAGGCGTTGGAAGCCCGCTTCGGCGCGCTGAACGGCGAGGCCATCACCATCGCCGATTGCCGGGCGCATACGGCCGAGCGCCGCGCTGCCGGGCGGAAGGACAACACGATCCTGACCGAGTTGGGCCGGCTGCGCATGGTCCTCGTGTGGGCCAAGAAGCACCGCCTTATCAGCGAGGCGCCAGCGATTGAGCGGCCCGCCGCGACCACCCGGAAAGAACGGCACCTTACCGCATTTCAGGTCCGCGCCTTGGCCGACGCCTGCAAGGCGCCGCACCTCGCACTGTTCGTCCATCTCGCCTACGGGACCGCCGGGCGCGCGGCTGCAATTCTCGGTCTGACGTGGGATCGGTGCGACTTTGAGCGCAACAAGATCGACCTCGAAGACCCTGAGATCACCGTGCCGCACAAGGGCCGGGCGGTGGTGCCGATGACCCGCACCATCAAGACGCGCCTTCTGGCGGCCCGTGCCGGCGCAATGAGCGACTACGTGATCGAGTGGGCCGGCGAGCCGGTGAAGTCGGTCAAGCGCGGGCTGGCCACCGCCGCCGAAGCTGCCGGCCTTCCGCACGTCCACCCCCATCTGCTGCGCCATTCAGCGGCGGTGCGTCAGGCCGAGCAAGGCGTGCCCATGGAGGAGATCGCTTCGCATCTCGGGCATTCCAACCCGAAGATCACCCGCGCCATCTATGCGCGGTTCAGCCCCGAGGCCCTGAGCCGCAGCGCGGCTGCTCTCGAACTGGATGACGGCCCGGAGGAGGTGTTGCTTCGGTCGGCCTGA